TGGTAACCAATAGTAATCTTGAAAGTTTACAAATTTGTCCCAATCGATATGAGGATCCCAACTATAGAATTCTTGATTGTTTAATCTGTTATGATTTTTTGTGTTGGCTCCAAACACTCCTAACTGATTGATATAGTCAATATAATCTTTAAAGAATGTAACATTGCCTAACGCATCTGTTACTGTAAATCCTGGCTCTAATTGATAATTCTGTCTAGTATTATCTGCCGCAGTAACATAAACATCTTTACCAGTTGCGGCTTTTGCATTTTTACGACCAATAAATCCACTAGTTTTTGTTATTGTACCAGGTTGATATAACTGATCAATCGTCGATTGCAAAAACTTTTTATTTGCAATAGTCTGATAAAAATCAGGAAGAAAATTAACACCTAGACCAGTGCCGGTTGGAATATTACTATTGGCCATTAACTATTTGCCCCATAATTTGCACTTGTTATTTGTTGAAGATTTGCTGTTGAAGATAATGCAGTACCTGTAACTGTCTTAAGGTTACTTGGAGTTAGTCCAGATACTACTTGGATATTGCTAAATGTAGCACAGCTTAAGAAAATACTATCACTTGCACATGTTATTTCAAATAAACTTCCAAAATACTGACCAGATTGTGTTGGAACTATAACGAAACTAATAATATCCGGTGCTAATTGTTGCATTACATAAGTCGATAATTCAGTAAAATAGAATGTATCTCCAAAATTCCAATTTTCTAAAGCAAAGAATTGATTGATAGCTGTTAGAATACGTGCAGTAACATTGGCATTAGATACTGCCGAACTAGGATTAATAATAACTTCAAACACAGCTTGAAGACCTGGATCAGCTGCCGCTCCGAACAGTAATGTATAATTTACTGGATGATAGATTATTTCGTCTGAGATTGATTTAATTATGTTAAGATTTGGTGCTAATAAATTATTCAACTCATCCTGACTTGGGGGCAATGGTTCAGTGCCTGTCGTTCCGCCATCCACCCATTGTCTAAATGCAGTATCGTAACTCTTAGTTAAGATATAAACATCTATAATATTACTTGCGCCTGGGTCAATTCTTGAATTATAATCTGCACTATGAGTATATTGAAATTTTAATCCGTCGCGGCCGACATAAACTTTATAGTCTAATGTTGGATTTAATATTCCGCTTGCCACGGTATACTGAACTACTATTTGTGTATCTATAAAATAAAAATACTGTCCGTCAGTCCATTGTGATAACGGATAAGCCAAACTTTGTGAAGCTAAAATTGTAACTGGTCCAGCTCCGCCAATCGCAGGATCATTATAGACATATTTGTAATCTTCTTGTCCTTGAGAAATAGAATACTTTTTCTGTACAATATAAGATGTTGGTAATGAAGGGTCAACAATATCTATGAATCCCTGAGGGTTGTCAACACTACCATTGTTTAATGGATCTGCAAAAGTAATTATAACTTTTTTAGGATCAATGTATCCGTCTTGTCCAAAATATTCATTTACAACTTGCCATGAGTAATCAGTTGTGAATGCAGATGTCGATAATGGCTGTGTATTAATGCTTAGTACTTTAATGATATCTGAAATTGTTGAACTTGATACTATATCGTAAATTTTTACACTATCGTCAAAGTAAAATGAAACTTCTGCATCACTTTCAAAAACATATCTTAAAGATCGCTGTGTAATTGTATAAGTTTGATTATCTGTTGTAAACAATAAAAACCAGCTAGCATCTAATTGTGTACTAGAAACATCTCCTTGATTTGTTAGACTAAAAGAACCTGTAGTATTAAGATTATTTTCAAATATAATTTGCCATGTCTGGGTTGGGCTGTCATATCTCAAACCAAAAGATTGATTATTAAAAATTAAATCAATTATTTGTGTTTGTACGCTCGAGGTTAATGCTGTTGAAAATGCTGGAATAATTTGTGTTAGTAACGGAGTGGCTGTTATTGCTCCTAAACTATTAAACAAAGTACTTACAGGTTTACTTAATGTAATTGGACCTTGACCATTAGACAGCGTAGCGGTTGTTCCGTCACCTGACACAGATTCAACTGTCGCCCACAAATAAGTAATACCCCCTGATGGCAAAACTCCCGAAGCAGGTATAGCAGTTAGTATATTTTTTTGCAAGGTATTAAAATAATATCCGGTCGGTGCTGTAAACTTAATCAAAGCCCCTACTCCAAGATACAGTAACGCATTTGATGTATTATTGTATCCAACTGCTAACGGCGTTTGGTCAATTGCACCAACATATCCAGTAGAACTGTTGTTATCAATAGTTTTAGAATACCAATTAGCACTAACACTCTTTGAAATAAAGTTAATAAAATTGCTATAAAAGAAATTTCTAATGTTAGGATCTTCTAATATTGGAAGAATTTTATTATCAATAACTCCTTGAATATCTGTTTGTGTTACATAGGTAAATGTTGTTCCAGTATTGAATAATTGTTGATATAGTATACCATCATCAGCAAATAAATTTGTTGATGAATATTTTCCGGTTGGGTCTGTCAGGTCAAAATATCGACTAATTCCGCTTGATGTTCTATTAATAGCTTTAACTTTTGCCACTTGTAAACTTGCACTCAACGGACTAATATTATAATCTTCTCCTGTGATCATACGATTTTGTGTGTAGTATGTTTGAGGAGCATTTTGTTTTATGCTTGCATTGGATTCAGTTGTGGTTGCATTAATTACTGACGTTTTTAAAGATAATGTCAATGTTATAACTTCTGGTGCATTATTAGCAGAGATATAAGGAACAGAAATTGAAACGTTATTAATATCCGTCGAGTTAATAACGTAAGACAATCCGTTACTAATTCTGTAGTATACTCTAAAAGTACCAAGAGGCATCTGACCAAATATACCGTCTGCAAAATTTAATATAATAGAATCGTTAGTTTGTGTTGTAACACTATAAATTGTTGTCACATTTTGATTCAAACTGTTGTATATAATATTATTACCGGTAAGTGCTGGAATCTTTGTCCACAAAACACTTTCATTTCCGTTAGAATCTAATTGCCATAACCAAACATCTGTATTGTTTATATTAGGTGTGTCAATGTTAATTTGCATGTTAGTACTTGGAGTAGTAACTGTAAATGTTGCATTGTTCAATGTACCTTGCGTGAATCGAAAGAAAAAACCTGTGCCTGGACTACCGGCGCCGTACCCGTCATCAGTGTAAACACATGCTACTTGATTTCCAATTTTTGGAGTTTCTTCGTATATGTACGTCTGTGCATTAAAAGTTGTACTAGTAATATCAAAGTCCATCGATCTGCCAGCTACCGAAGAACTAAAAGAATACACAGGAAGATTTGCGGCTACAGCATTAAATCGATATTGTGCTGTTGGGATATTGTAAATTGTTGCACTATCGGATGGATTTCCAAATTGTTGATTTTGTGGAAGTGCCGCGTTGATAATTCTAATAAATTGATCATACCAATTAGTATTACTAGGATCGTTCCATGCAATAACTTGTCCTGACAAATCTCTTGAATTAGAATCTAAAACATTTTCAGTTGTAGAAACCGTGGCAACTTTTAACAATCCGCTAGCACTAACACATCTACTAGGAACATAACTAACAAGTTGTGCCAGGTTGATAAGACTACTACGACGTTCTGCCGTTTCAATAAAATTTTCACGAGCATTTAGATCTACACGAAATGCAATACTTTGTCCTACAAAAGCAATCAGGTCAATAAGAGCTAGATACTCACTAGATTCAATATAATCATTAAAATCTTCAGGAAAATTTGTACGGATATAATCAATCATTGTACGGCGTAGATTATCAAAATCGTAGCTTTGGAAATTTGCATTGCTAAAAGTTTGATATATCTTTTGCCAATCTTCTGCTAGTAGTAGATTATTTTGTCTAGTAGTTGAACTCATGATTTATCCTAATATTAATATTTATCGAACAAAATTATATGCGTATTTTATTAGATATTTGATACTAGACCGTTGTTTTGATCGAATTTTAATTGCAGATTTTCACTAAGATTGTACGCTGAATATGTCAATCTAAACTCAATTTGTAGTCCTGTATCATACTGAGATATGATTACATTGGTTGCCTGAACCCTAGGATCTGCATTTACGATTGCATTGACATTCTGCAATAATAGTTCCTTTATGTTTTCTGTCAAAGGTTCAAACAACAAGTCCCATATTATACAACCGTAAGCTGGATTCATGAGTCTTTCGCCCTGACGTACATAAAAACTGTTTAGCAAGTCTTGTTTGATTAGTTCAAAATCATACAATGCAAAATTTTTACTATTTGTATTAACTGTGCTGAATCCTCTGTACAAACGAGAAGTTGGCTTGTTATTAATGTTCGATTTTGTTGTAAGATTTGTTTTTGTGTATAAACTGTTTGCCATGTTAGGTCTCCGTTACTTTGCAGATTGGTTTGAACTTGGTGGAATAAAGTTAAACGTGTCTGTTGCTGTAGTATACTTTAAATAAAAATCTGGTGCTGTAGTTTTTCCATTACTAAATGTTATTGGCGAAGTCGATGTTATATCTGTCTGCGAAGCTGCCATCGATTTTGGATCTAAATTTTCGTGCTGAGGCCAAGGTTCATGATTAGGAATACGCTTCATAATACTCACTATTTGACTACCGTTAGTGTCGTAAATATTATTAAATGTTGGCAAAGGTTTAGGAGCAGTTGTTAATGCCTTTGATGCAACTCCTGCACCGTTTATACCAAGGACACTTGATGCAGTTATTATTAAATTGTTACTGCTGTTTAAATTTGTATTAACACTAGTTAAATTTACTGATGTACTTGCACTAACATTAAAATCTTTAACTACATTAATATAATCGCCTGTTACTTTTACTTTATAATTTCCGTTAACAATAAAATTAAAGTCGCCGCCTGATTCTAATTGTGTTTGTGTCGTAGATTTCATATTAATACTACGTCCAGCTTCCATATTAATATCTCGGTCAGCATAAAAATTCATATCTGCTTTTGTATGGATGCTGACACTGTCCGAAGCAAATATATCAATTTTTCCCATGCTAGACATTTCTATCCAACTAGTACCTGAGGCATTTCCAATGTAAATTAAATCTTCACTGTTATGCAATAATATCTGATGTCCGGTACGTGTACGAATTCTAACCATCTCGTTGTGAGGTAGAGTAGGATCTCCAGATTTATCGCCTGCTTGAAAACTTGCATAATCAGGAGGACCTTCGCTAGCATTCTTTTTTCTTCTAAATCCAGAATCGCCATCATCCATTACAAATGTTGTTCCGCCAAGTCTGCTGATTGGCTGGACTATTGGATTATTATTAAGGGAATCCAAGCCAACTTTGCCTGTTGGAGCACCTGGTGTTTTATCTACTGGGCCAGGAGTACTAATTCCAAATACAGTACTAGGTGCTTCTCTCCTTGCACCGCTAGTTGTAATTCCTCTGATATCGTCAAGATTTAATCCTTGATTTGTTAGTATTTGTGAAAAATATTTGTGAGTAGGTTTAGGAATTTGTGTTGCTGGTTTAGATGCATTAGCAGTATCCGTATTTGCAATTACTTTATTATATTCCGATGTAGGAGCCCTTAATGGTTGTCCGCTTGGAGTAGTTCCCTGCTCAACAGTAAATTCTGTTGAAGGCATTCCGGGAACCATAAAGTTACTTTCGGTATCAGGAACACATCCTATCCAAAATCCACGAGATGGATCGCCATTGATAAAAATTACAACTACTTGTGTCCCCACATCCGGTGGTACAAACCACATACCGTAACTTTTTTGTGTTCCGTCATAGTCATTATTATTACCAACAAAGTCAGCATTAGTTTGCCCTGCAAAAGGAAACATAGCTTTTACTTGGAATGATTGATTGTCAAATCTAGAGTCGCCTGCTTCTCTTAAGATTCGTACTTTAAGACCTCCCATGAATTTGCTGTCAAGATGACCTTCTACTATGGCTAGTCTAGGGACTTCGGGTGCTTTTTGTCCGCCTGAACCTTTAGCTGTATCTATTCTGGATATGGTACCTGTCATTATTAAACCTGCGGTATATCGCCACGATTATATGCGGCTGTGTATTCGGGAGTGCCGGGTGCCGGTTGAGCGGCAGCTGGAGATTGTTTGTCTGTACCAATAGCTTGTCCAGGTTTCAAGCCAGAACTTGAAGTTACTGAATTTGGCGGTGGCTGATTTGGTAATCTAATACCGTTGAGTACTTGTGTAAATTTGCCGTCTTTAAATGTACTCTTAACTGTAGTTAATTTATACAGTCCTTGCCATTGATATGCTGTCTTATTTGATGAGAAGTCATACAGTCCAGTTGACTGATTTATATCGTTAGGTGATTTAAAATTAACAATAAAAGAAACTTCTCCTCCTTGATAATTCATATCTCCGTCTGATGTTATATTAACCTGGCTACTGACGTTTGCTGTATAGTTGCCCATTCCAGAATTAGAAATATAGTAAGGGTCTCCCATAATTGTTATGTTAGCATTAGACATGTCGTAAGGAGTATTAATTACATCATGGTACCAAGCCGCGGCTTGTGCTGTTTGAGCGGCTCCGTATGTACCTCCTATCCTACCTAAAGATGTTTCAGTTCCTGTATAACGCAAAGTCTGAGCGGCATTTACATTGCCCTTGTTAACTTTTGCACCATTGTCGTTGACTTGAACTTCATCTTTTTTAGCATCCTTATTTGCTTCACTAGCAAAATCGTTTCTATTTTGTAAAAGTTCACTTTGTGTATTTTTAAACAAATCAGGAGCCATTCTCATAATGAATGCATTTTTAATTTCAATATTAAAATTTAAAATTTCCGTGTTTAATCCTGTGTAGATATAGTTGTAAACTTTTGCTACTTTTTTTCTAAGACTATCTAGACCAGGAGGAACTACGTTAGTTGCTAGACTCCATGCAACGTGCGATTTGTATTCGCAAACTCTGTATACAACAATCTTAGGTAGTCTTCCTTTTGATTTTATATTGTCATCAGAATTTATATGATAAACTTGTGTATCAACTCGCCACCATGTTCTAAATCCGTCGGCATCAACTGCACTACTTTTAAGATTATCAACCGCATATTTGCTAACAAATAACACTTTATTAATCATATCAATAATGCTAGTGCCTTGTGGAAATTCAAATTCAATCGATTTTGGATCTACAACCTGCGTAGATGCTTTGTTTACTTCTCCGGTATTAGGATCTACTATCGATTTTGCAAAAGGTTTATTGGCTGCTTTTATTGTCTCACCGTCAAACTCTGAAGATCCAATTTTATTTACAGTACTAGTATCTTGTTGTGCAATTGCCTGTTGCTGATCTGCTGTTTTTAATCCTATACTTTTTAAAAAACTTGCATCTGTACCTGATGTAATTTTACTTACTGTGGCAGATGATACATTGTATTTGCTGGAAGCATTTGGAGTTTGTGATCCAGATTTACCTGTTTGCAAAGTGGATGGAAAAACTATATAAATTCTTTCGGGTTGATCTGCACCACCGTCTTTCTTTAAATTATCATAGTACTTGTTCAAGGCAGCTTGCAAACTATGAGCACCGCTTTGCAAGGCTTCTTGTACAGTAAGGCCTGAAAAATTCACGTTTGTTTTAAGAGCAAGATATTCATCTTTTAAAGATTCTCCGTTGGCAACATAGCCTGCACAGTCATACGTTGCGCCAGCGGGAGTCATTTTCATATCAATTTTTGTAAATTTAAACGGAATATATTTTGAAGTAGATGGTATTGATGAAATTGCTCCGCCTTCCGTGTTTCCCCTAAAATCAATAGTAATCAAATAAACAGCATCATTATAATTTTGATACCCAGCTAGCCCTGCCGCACCAGATAATGCTGTAGGAAATCCGCACATGCTGTATGGCTCAACTATTTTAAATTCTAAAGTTAAATTGCTTGTGTTAGTCAATTTAGGTGTGAATGAAACTGTACTATTGACTGTAAGTTCAGTCATATAAAATTCAAATTTAGTGCCGCCGATAATAAATCTGTTGTCAGGATTCGCACCAGCACTTTTTAAAATTGCAGTCGGTAGTTGTCCTGCAAGGTATGATGAATTTGGAAAATTATAACTTGCAGGATCTAAACAATAAAGACCAAACACATAATCGTAAGATGCATAACTGCTCAAGACATTTGGTCTAGGCAAAGAAAATTTTGTAAAGGCATCCGATATTGCAGATCCAAGATTAGATAATACAGAAGCCATATTATATTCCCAATGCTTGTGTTAATTCGCTTAATTTACAAATATATATTTGTGTTCCTGGAATAAAATCTAAAATAGGATCTTGTAATACATCTAAATTTCGTTGAATGAAAACCCACCATAAATTAGCATCGCCGTATAAGTCAAATGCCAGTAGGTCTGGTCTATAGGTATATTGCGGTTCAATAGTATATAAAAAATCGTCTGGATTTGCACTGACAGGTCTGATATTTAAAATGTCTAGATAGTTATTTGTAATAGATGTCAAGTACCAAGGACTACTTGTAGAATAATCTGCTTGCATTTTAAATGTATCCCGGAGTTGTGTTTAGATATCCGCCTTCAACAAATCTGTCAAGGCTAAATCTTTGACTTGTATTTCTTGCATACATTGGCTGTAGTGTAACTGTAAATGTACTTTTTACAGGAACATGAGTATATCCTCCTGGGATAGACCCGCCAGTTCCAAATAATCCTGCAAGGGCGGCTACTTGTCCAACACCGCCTGCAATACTTCCTATTCCGGCAGTAACATCTCCCGCTCCTGGAAAGATTGAACCAAGTGCATCTGTTATTCCACCGACTGCATCTGCGGCACCTTGTGCTATACTAGCGGCACTGTTGACTACTGGTACACTGATATAATCACAATCTTTTGCCAACTGAGTTTGAAATGATGTAACTGCAACTGGCACATTGTTAAACACATACTGACCATACGCATTAAAATTTACAATCGGTGGAGGATTGCCAGCCTTTGGATCATTTCCGTTAAACATTTTGGTAAGACTTCTTAAATAATGCATGGCTGCAATCCAGTACAAGCCTTGTGTTTGATCCTCAACATACATTGGAGCAGTAATCTGAATTGTACCAGGATCACTATTTTGATATGCATGGAAATTGTAATTTGTATGCGGAATATTCAAAGGTGTGTACTTTGCCTGTGCAGTTATATTAATGTCTGGAGTGTAAGGAAAAATCATGCCGCCTGCATCGATTAATGGTTTCATTACTACACTGGTTCTAAAACTAGGCCAGGTAGGTATGCTTAAACGAACACGCCATTCATTGGCGCCTTCCAAATCAGTAAAAGCAGCCGAAGCGGCGTATATATCGCCTACTGATTCACCAGCAGTTGGTAAACTTATCGAACGTACAGAACTTAATAAATTGGCGGCATTACCCACCGCTCCTGCCAATGCAGTGATTTTACCTGCTTTATTGATAGCAGATCCAATCGAATTAGCACTTGCGCCTTGTTGTACCTGTGCTGTTGCTCCTGTTACGGCCATAATATTATTCCTTTTTGGTATAATATTTAGTTGACTTTATAAAGTGCGTAGTTTATAATTAACCATTAGAGGACTCTTAAGGATGACAATACCAGCAAACCCGCCCAAAGTAAATTACTTAAACAACAAAGACATGTTGGCCGAAATACACAAATCAAAAAGTAGTTATTGTGTATTTTCCAAACCAGAATATCATCAATACGATATAATCCTGCCCAGCGTAGATAAAATTAATATTAGAACTATTGCAGAAGCCAAACGTAATCGTGCCAAACGTATTGGAGACACCGATTATGCCGCTCGTAAAAAGGGCGGAGAAAAAATTAAACAAGCCGACTGCGAAATTGATTATAAAAAAATTCCAAAGACAGATGTAGTCTTCAGGATCATGACATTTGATCATATTCCACTTAACAATACACGTAAGAAAAATCCAAAGAGTCTTGCAGATCACCGTGATAAGGTTAATTTTCCTCCTTTCCAACATTGGAAATTTAATGACGAAGATGAACTCATATGTGTTGGTAAAAGTCATTGGAAAGGTGGATTGAAGACTGGTCATTTTGACAAAAATGCGGGCCAAATAACTAACACCTTAGCTCGTATGATGTTAAAATTATGTGAGCGTTATGCTACTCGGGGTAACGTTCGTGGGTACACATATAATGACGAAATGAAAGGTCAGGCTATTTTGCAACTTACACAGATAGGACTACAATTTGATGAATCGAAATCAGACAATCCTTTTGCGTATTTTACTGCGGCTGTTACTAATAGCTTTGTTCGTGTTATTAATATAGAAAAACGCAATCAAAATATCCGTGACGACATACTGGAAATCAACGGAATGAATCCTAGTTATAGCCGTACTGGCGCAGGTGAACATGCAAACGCATTAAAACGACACAACGAGGATACTGCTAGTGAGTAATATGTTTAAAAAGATTGCCGCTTTTACTGACATACATTTTGGTCTTAAAAGTAATTCATCAATTCACAATCAAGATTGTGAGGAATTTGTGGATTGGTATATCGCTAAAGCAAAGGAGGAAGGTTGTGATACAGGTATCTTTATGGGTGATTGGCACCATAACCGTAATAGCCTTAACATTACTACAATGGATTATAGCCTTAGGGCCTTGGAAAAGTTGGGTCAGGCGTTTAACAACTTCTATTTCTTTCCTGGTAATCATGATTTGTATTACAAAGACAAACGAGACATACACTCTGTGGAATTTGGAAAATACATTCCTGGTGTTACTGTCATACACGAGCCTACTACTATTGGAGATGTCACCCTTTATCCGTGGTTGGTGGGAGAAGAATGGAAAAACATAAACAAACGTACAGGCAAATATTGCTTTGGACATTTTGAACTTCCTAAATTTTTTATGAATGCCATGGTGCAAATGCCGGATCACGGAGAACTACAAGTTGACGCATTTAAAGGTTTTGAATTAGGGTTTAGTGGACATTTCCACAAACGTCAACAAAATGAAAACATGGTTTATATTGGCAATGCGTTCCCGCACAACTATTCGGATGCATGGGATGATGAACGTGGTATGATGATATTGGAGTGGGGTGGACAACCTGTATATCATAGCTGGCCTGGACAACCTACATATCGAACTCTTAAATTAAGTGAACTGATTGATCGTGCCGATGAAATTATTCTGCCTAGACAACATCTTCGTGTTGCATTAGACATTGATATTAGTTTTGAAGAAGCAAGTTTTATCAAAGAAAAATTCATTGCAGACTACAATATCAGAGAACTTACATTGATAGCTGAAAAGAAAGAAATCGAAATTAACACTAATATAGATATTCAAAGTTTTGAAAGTGTTGATCAAATTGTCAGTAATCAAATTGTCAGCATTGATTCAGACACCTACGACAAAAATACACTACTATCGATTTACAGTAACCTATGATTATAATAAAAGAACTAACAGTACGTAACTTCATGAGTGTGGGCAACCAGACTCAAGCTGTAGACTTTGGTAAAGAAAATTTAACACTCGTATTAGGTGAGAATTTAGATCAAGGCGGTGATGATAGCGGAAGTCGTAACGGTACAGGTAAGACAACCATTGTAAATGCTTTAAGTTATGCACTTTACGGTATTGCACTCACTAACATTAAAAAAGATAATCTTATCAATAAGATTAACGCCAAAGGTATGTTGGTTACACTTACATTTGAAAAAAATGGTGTTCTCTATCGTATAGAACGTGGGCGTAAACCTAACATATTAAAGTTTTTTATTGATGACCAAGAGCAAGAAACAGACGAAACAGACGATGCTCAAGGAGATATGCGTGAAACCCAGAAGGACTTAGATGACTTGCTGGGCATGAGCCACGATATGTTCAAACATATTGTTGCTCTTAACACTTATACAGAACCTTTCTTAAGTATGCGGGCTAACGACCAACGTGCTATCATTGAACAGTTGTTGGGTATTACATTACTAAGTGAAAAAGCAGAAACTCTTAAAGAACAAGTTAAAGAAACTAAAGATGCTATTACACAAGAGACTGCCAATCTCGAAGCTACAAAGAAAAGCAACGAAAAAATACAATTAAGTATTGATAGTTTGCTAACCAAACAAATGGCTTGGGGTAATCAACATACTCAAGAGCTAGAAAAGATGGGCAGAGCCATTGTCGAATTAGAGGACGTAGATATTGACGCTGAGCTTGCGAAGCATGCGGAGCTCAAAGTGTATGACGAGAAGTCAGCGAAGCTGAAAAGCCTAAATAAAGAGCGTGCAACGCTCGAAAGTGCGATAGCACAAGCGGAGCGAAGCGTCACGAAGTACGACGGCGAGCTCGTCAAGTTGGCTAACAAGACCTGTCACGCATGTGAACAAGAGCTACATGATCACAAGCATGAAGAAATGACATCAACAGCACAAGGGCACCTTGACGAGGCCCGAAAGTATTTCGACAAGGTCACTAAGGATTTGTCAAAAATACAAGCCGAAATTGCTACCCTGGGTGAGCTGACTCAACGTCCTTCAACGTACTATGACAGCGTGGAGCAGGCTCTTAAACATCAAAACAACTTAAAAACTCTTGAAACACAGTTGACTATCAAAGCGGGTGAAACTGATCCGTATCAAGAGCAAATTGAAGAACTGCGTATGACTGCCATGCAGGAAATTTCTTGGGACTTGGTCAATGAGCTGACTCGCTTGAAGGATCATCAAGAGTTCTTGTTGAAATTGCTGACATCAAAAGATTCATTTATTCGCAAAAAGATTATAGATCAAAACCTAGCATACTTAAACAATCGCTTGACCTATTACTTGGACAAGCTGGGGTTACCACACACAGTTACATTCCAAAACGACTTGACGGTCTTAATCACACAGCTGGGGCAAGATTTAGATTTTGATAATCTAAGTCGAGGCGAACGCAATAGACTCATACTGGGCTTGTCGTGGGCTTTCCGTGATGTATGGGAAAGTCTATATCAAAGTATTAATTTGCTGTTTGTTGACGAGCTCATAGACAACGGACTAGATCCTTCAGGAGTAGAAGGTGCCCTGGGCATACTGAAAAAGATGGGTCGTGAACGCAAGAAAAACATATTCTTGATCAGTCACAAGGAAGAGCTGATAGGCCGTGTAAACAATGTACTGAGAGTTATCAAAGAAAACGGTTTTACCAGCTATGCAAACGATTTAGAGATACATGAGTAGACATGTAGAACCCAGTCCCTATCAAAATGAAGAGTCGCATGAGCGTTTGATGCATGCTTTTAAGGAATACTTTAAAGAAAATCAAAAATGGCAAGCTCGTGGGACTCGTCGTGCTGGGGAAAACATGCGATACTGGCTGGCACAAATACGCATTATTGCCCGGGAACGCAGGGAACATGTGCAACAGTATCGCGTATGGTTAGATAAAAACAAGGCAGAACGCAAGGCAAATCAAAAGGCAGGGGAGGGTGAGTCCGAATAAACTACATAGTTAATGTCTTGGACTTATCAATCTCAACCAATAGAAACACTACCAGAAGACTGTATAGGATTTGTTTATATCATAACAAACACTACTAACGGTCGCATGTACATAGGCAAAAAACTAGCTAAATTCTCAAAAACCACATACAAGACAGTAAAATTAAAGAACGGCAACAAGAAAAAAAAGAAAATTCGTAGCAAAATTGACTCAGACTGGCGGGAATATTATGGTTCAAGCCCAGAATTAAGCAAGGATGTTACGGCATTAGGCACAGAAAATTTTACAAGAGAGATACTGTTTCTCTGTCGAAGCAAGGCAGAATGCAGTTATATAGAGGCTAGAGAACAATTTTCACGCAGAGTTTTAGAATCAAATGACTATTATAATGGTCATATTCAAGTGCGTGTACATGGTTCACATATTCGCAAACTTCAAGAAAACCAGGCAAAATAACGCCAAATAAGCCCGCACAGGCGATAGTATTGTGCCCTGAATCCGCTCTGATGTGTGGCGGCAAGGAATCTCTGCTTGGCGCAGAGTAGCTGGATCACTATCCTTTACAGGACGCGGATGGGATATGCCTATGAATAAACCCGTTTGATCAGCAAGAAAATATATTTTACAGGCTAAAAGAGAGGAGAGAAACCTCGGGTTTAATAAACGTTTTACGTTGTTTATTAGACTGCCGTCATATAAAGACTTGGCTCGTGGTACCGGATGACCGCCACTGTAATGCCAAAACGTAAGAGTGAGCATGTTCGACTCGGATAATGTTTGTCATTTTGCCCGCCAGGGCAAAGTGTGACTGAACGATCTGGATAATATCTTAAACGCTTCGCGTTATAAGTGTTGTTAACTAATCCTTAATAGTTCGAGCGAAAGCGAAGAATAGAAGAACGCAAGTTCTTCTTAAATGACTTGATAAATATCTTACAGGAATTGAATAATGAAAGTTTATGAAATAATCTCAGAAGGAACTGGCAGTAGTATATTGGCAGCTATTGATAAATTTGCCAGTACTACACCTATTTCCGGCAAAGCTGTTACACTTAAAACAGAAAAAGTTCTTGGTGGTTATTTAAAAATCATCAAGTATTTGAATCTTGCCACTTTTATCTATCAGTTCATGCAACACAGAATGGTCATTGAAAAGATGATTCAAGCTGGAGAGCTAGAAAAAGAAGACTATCCTGTGGCCATGCGTCTTGAAGCTGAAAAGATGGTGGTGTCTATGATAGCAGGCGGTGCTATACTGCGTGTTATTCAATTTTTCTTTAGAATATTTTTAGTTGGTAGAATTGCAACTGGCGTAGTTGGAACTGCCGCTGGTATTTTTACCGGAGGCATACTTGCTCCAGAAAGTATTGCTTTATTGTTGGCTCAGGAAGCCGCGGCATTGTATTTGCAAAAATGGCTAGCTACCAAAGAAGGTCAACAATGCGTGGCCTATGTTGTACTACACTTGGTCGATCCAGGTGTAAAAGTATTATGGGATTTAGGACCAGGCACATTTGCTGGCAAACTAAAAGACTTGAGTAGCAAAGGCCAAGCTGGATACGATAAGAAATTAGGACCTGGCGATATCGGCGATAAAATTTCAAACAAACTTAACGGTTTGGCAGGCACTGCTGGCACAGCATTGGGTGTAGATGCCACAAGTTCTAACAGTAAAGATACCACAGCTGGCAGTTCAACTCCTAATGCATCAATCAACGCTACTTCAGCTTCGGGCAATGGTCTTGACACGGATAAACTATTACATGATCCTGCCAACTATACATCAGACAATGCGTTTGCTAAAAAATACGGAAATCCTTGGCAAAGGAATTAAATCAGTGGCAGGCCTGAATTCTTAGTAGCTTCTGTATTACCCTTAATTATTTCTGAAATCAACTTGATATCTTCATGACTGTACGTGTGAAATAAATCGTTTATATTCACTCCACCACGCATGAACCAACTTATTCTAAATAATTCTTCTTTAAAATCTAAAACTTCTTTTTCTAGCCTAACAAGATAATCTTTAATATCTTCGTTAGTCATCTTTGTTAGGCGCCAACGAAAAAATTTGTCTGATTTAACTCCAATAAAATTTTGTCAGCTGTATCGCAAGAAGAGCAAACTATATCAATATCTGGATACTTCATATTTTTAATATTATTTTCAAACTGTGTTTTAAGTGATTGAAAAACAGCTCGGTCACATTTCTCTACAAATTCTTTAATGAATTCTCTTTTAACTACCACAGTGTCAGGTAATTCAATGCTTTCAATGCTTTCAAACATCATGTTTGTTTGTATTACTCCAAGTGATTCATATATTTCACGCAAGAATCCTTCTTGATCAGCTTCTGGAACATTGTTTATTTGAAATAATCTTCTTTGAAGGTTAAAAGTTTCTATGTTGAATTTGTTTGATTCTTTGTATGATAAAGGTCTTACATTTATAACAATTTCATCTTCTTTGATTTTGTTAGAGAATGACGCATGTTTATAATGTTCTAAAATAATTCCTAAATCTGCATCATAATCATTTTCTGATTGACATTTTTTACATGTATGGGTCAGTGATATACTATTGCCATAGGTTGCTACTCTAATAGCCACCACTAGCATTTCTATATCCATACTGGGTAATTCATAAGGATCTGTAATATCTGGACAACAACTTTTAACAGTTCGTGTAATTGCTTCGCCTGACAGTAAAGCATCGGGTGTCTTTAAAATGATTTCATCCATGCCGGTTAATCCATATACAGCTAGATTACTGTGCTTGTTTAAAGAACCGGGCTTATTATAGATTCCTTTAGAAGGTAAATCTACAAATATTTTTGGTTGTCTAAAGTATTGCTGTAAAGGGTTGTTTTCTGCCATTTTAGGCTCCTGATAAATATAGTGTACAGTATTTATATACGCATATTTTCAGGATTTTTTTTATGTCAGATAAAGACGAAATCATTGCCGCAATCAAAGACGGATTCAAAAGTGCCGGAAGCTCTTTTGGCTCTGGAAGTGGAAGTGGAAGTGGAAATATTACAAATTTAATTGGTAATATGGGACTACTAAGTGGAACGTTTGGTACTGTAGTAACCTCGGCAAAATTAGTAGCAAGTGCGTTTCAATCTATTGCAAAAGAATCAGAACAGTTAATAACAAATTTTCAACAAGCGTCTGATACCGGCGTAACATTTACAAAAAATCTTGTAGGTTTCAACATTGCAGTTTTGCAAACTATGATGTCTACAGAAGACTTTGTTAAAGTAATCAATAAAAATAAAATTGGTTTTACTGGACTCGGCGGCGGCATGGAGGAAAGTACAAAAGCATTTGCTCAATTGAGTAAAGAGCTTTCTCAGAGAGATTTTGCAACACAGTTGAGAGATCTAGGATATGACACAGAAGGTTATAATGAGTTGCTGGCTATATCAGCTACACAATTTGGAGCATTAAATTCTAAAATGGGTAGACTAGGCCCTGAGGGTATCGATCGGACTCTTCAAGCAACACGTGATTTAGGACAACAATTATCTTTAGTTGCTGAATTGACTGGCGAAAGTAGAAAAGCCCAGATGGAAGAAATACAAAAATCTAGAGAGAATGAGGCCTTACAAGTAGCATACGATCAATTAGGTGAAGGAGCGAGAGCCGCTTTTGAATCTATGGAAAGTGAACTAAAAGCATTTGGTGTTGGAGACATTAGCAAAGCGATTGTAGCACAAAACGGTAATTTAACACAAAAACAATCAGAACAATTAGCTGTGTTAGGTGCACCTGGTATTCAATTTAGAGATGCATTATTAAATTATACTAAGACAATGGCGTCAGATGCAGAACCTGCGGTCAAAGAAAAAGCAAAAGCCGATTTAAGAGCGGCTGAACAAGGCATTAACGAATTAACAAAAACTAAAGAATTTCAAGACAGAGTAAGATATCAACAGTTTTACACAGATGCAGGCAGCCAAGTGGGAGAATTTTCTTCAAAAGTATCTGCCGCTAATCGAAACATTAACGAAGCTATTCGTGCCGAACAATCAAAAGAAGGCGGAGACAAAAATGCAAGTGTAACTTCTATAATACAGGCATATACGAAAAAAGTAGAAAAAGACGAAGAACAAAGAAAAAATGAAACAGAAGATCAGAAAAAAGAAAGAAAAGCTCAGGAAGAATTATCAAAAGACATGCTTCGCGGACAACAGATATTAAATCAACAGAGTACAATACTACTAGGTGAATTATTAAAACTAGGAGCAAATAAATTAGGTTCTGAAGCTTTGAAATATGATATATCGAGTAAATTAAATCAACAAAAACCGGACGGTAGTCCTAATACATTTAACCCTGACAACATACAGCGTAAGACCGAGGAGATTTTTAATGCAATAACAGATGCTGTAGGTAAAACTATGCCTGCTGGATTTGTTAAAGGCTTAGAAAATGCTACAGACATTATTGCAAAATATGGTAAATCAGCATTCGATTGGGCTTCAGATAAATTAACTGGAAATGTAAAACCCCATGCAACTGGAACTATGGGAGTGTGGGGAGAACTATTTCACGACTTTAATACTAACGGTGAACTGCATCAGTTAGACGGTCGAGAAGCAGTGGTCACCGAAGCCCAATTTTCTAATATTATCAATAGTGTTGCCGGAACTGCAATGAATATTTCAAGCGATATTCAAAAAACTAATAGTAATACTGCCGGAGCTCAAGTTAATCAACTCAATGATGCTCATTTAACTGATATCAAACAACTGCTAGGACAGTTAAATACATTTATGTCACATTTGCCTGAAATTGCCAGCAATACTGATAAACAAATACGTGCCTTAAAAGATCTGCATCCAGATCTTCACGCCTAAAGGATAATCGATGAGTTGGAAAAAATATTTTACACCCGTCCCTGTTAACGGTCAGTTACTAAGCCCTATCAGCGGGCAATCTAGCGGAAACCGTCCAGGACCAGCACGTACAAATTATTCCAGCTATTTGCCAGATGTGTACACTGGTAGTCCAAACCGTATTGAACGTTATGCTCAATACGAAGTCATGGATAGCGATCCAGAAGTTAATGCGGCACTAGATATTCTTGCAGAATTCTGCACACAAAAATTAAAAGATTCTAAGAGTCCATTTGCTATTAAATGGCGCAACAAAGCAACTAACGCTGAAATTAAAATCTTAGGTGAATATCTACAGCAATGGAACAAGCTACAACAGTTTGATACTCGCATGTTCCGTATTGTGCGTAACACATTCAAATACGGAGATGCATTCTTTGTACGTGATCCAGAAAATCAAAAATGGAATTGGGTCGATTCTGCACAAATTATTAAAGTTATTGTAAATGAAAGCGAAGGTAAGAAACCAGAGCAGTTCATTATTAAAGATCTTGCTCCTAATTTTGAAAATTTAGTAGCAACACAGATCACTCCACAAGTTGGACCACGCCAAGGCGGACAAGGATCACAAACTAGCGGTGGAAATTTTGGTGGAAGCACAAGTGGCGGTCCAGGTGGTGGCAAAGGTCCTACTCCAGGCAACACTAGTCGCTTTGGTTTAAATCAAAAAGAATCTGCTGTCAATGCAGAACATGTCATACATTTAAGTTTGTCAGAAGGGCTAGACAACAACTATCCATTTGGCAACAGTTTATTAGAGAATATCTTTAAAGTTTACAAACAAAAAGAATTATTAGAAGATGCTATTCTAATCTATCGTATACAACGTGCTCCAGAACGCAGAGTATTCCACATTGATGTAGGTAATATGCCTCCGCATTTGGCCATGGCATTTGTAGAACGTGTAAAGAACGAAATCCACCAACGTCGTATTCCTTCACAAACAGGTGGAGGACAGAACGTCATAGACTCTGCATACAACCCTCTAAGCATTAACGAAGATTATTTCTTCCCTAAAACTCCAGACGGCAAAGGTTCCGACGTAACAATGCTAGAAGGCGGTAAGAATATTGGCGAGATTGATGACTTGAAGTATTTTACTAACAAGTTATTCCGTGGATTGCGTATTCCTAGTAGCTATTTGCCTACAGGACAAGATGACAGTCAAAGCAATTTCAATGACGGTCGTGTTGGAACAGCATACATTCAAGAACTACGTTTCAACAAATATTGCGAACGTTTGCAAAGTTTGTTAGTTCATATCTTTGATGAAGAGTTTAAACGCTTCATGTATTACAAAGGCATGAACATTGATCCTAATTTGTTTGAATTAAACTTTAATCCACCGATGAACTTTGCAAGTAGCCGTCAAGCTACTATTGATGCAGAGCGTATTAACACCTTTAGTACCATCAGTGCATTGCCTTTCGTGTCAAAACGCTTTGCATTTAAACGTTTCCTAGCCCTAACCGACGAAGAAATTGCAGAAAATGAACGCATGTGGGCAGAAGAAAACGGTCACGGTGAGCCAACTACTACAGATAGTCAAGGTGAATTGCGTGGTGCAGGGCTTAGTGCCGCTGGTATTGCAGGCGATTTAGCTGGTGCAAGCGATATGGAAGCACCTGAAGATATGCAAGGTCCTGAATCTGGTGAAGGTGCAGGTGGTGCAGTACCTCCTAGTACCGGCGGAGCAGGTGTAGCAGGTGGTGCTCAAGGACCGGTTTAATATAAATATAGTATGATCCTACGTGAATTGTTTTATATTGATCCAAGCACTCGTAATGTAGCTAACGACTTACGCTACGAGCCCCATCGTGACGATACTCAATTACATAGAGACGATACACGTAAGACACGTTTAACTCTTAGACAAATCAACGAATTACGCAAAAGCACAGAAGCACACATTCTAGAACAAGAAAAAGAACTAGAATTTATACATGCCATGTATGCAATGCCTGCTCCTGAAGCTGGTGCACCTCAATAATAATAAAACAGTCAAAATTTGACTGTTTTTTGCCTATATCACCCCGTTTTTTTAACATAGGTGTAAATATTACACAGCCTTGTATCTATAACAACAGGAGAATTTAACATGACTGACCGTGCTCAATTTGAAGCCATGCTTGAAGCGTTAATCAATGACGACCAACAAGCGGCAAAAGAAATATTTCATAATATCGTAGTAGGCAAAAGCCGTGAAATCTACGAAGAACTACTAGCAGAAGACTTTGGTATTGCTGGTACAAACAAAAAAGATTCCGGAAATCCATACACAGAAGAGATGGAAGAAAAGGATATGGAAGAAGAAAGCTCCGAAGATGACGGGGAAGACAAAGAAGAAAACCCATTCGGCGGCGATGATGCAGAAGATGATGCAGAAGATGATAGCGATGATGCAGAAGATGATAGCGATGATGCAGAAGATGACGCAGAAGCTGATATGGATGACGCAGAAGATGACGCAGAAACTATCGATCAAGATGCAGGCGACATGGAAGATCGCGTAATGGATCTAGAAGATGCATTAGAAGATCTAAAAGCAGAATTTGAACAGCTATTGGCTGGTGAAGAACACGAAGAAGAAAACGAGCCAGGTATCCATGGTGATGGCGCTCCAATGCACGATTTAGGTGCTGAGATGGGTGGTGACATGGGTGGTGACGATGATCATGAAATGGGCGGTTTAGATGAACTAGCTCACATCATGGAATACGTTAACAAGATCGGTGCTCCATACGAATCAGGCAAAAACATTGCTGGTTCAACAGAAGGCGCACACGTTGGTGCTCAAGCTGGTTCAGTTACAAGCAACATGTACAAGAAAAGTGCTATCGACGGACACATGGTAAACAACATGGGCGGCACTTCAGAAAACATTGCACAGAATCATGTAGAAGTAAAAGGTGATGCTGGCACAAGAGCTGGTGGAACTAAAGGTGGTTTAGCTGATCCAAGCAATCCAAAACCATTAATCGGTGATACAATGAACCGTCCAGGTGGCGATGCTGGTAAGAAAGCGTTCCGTGATCGTCAAAATGGTTATGGTGGTGTAGACAGTAGTGGCAATCAGAAAAAAGCACAAGGTAAAGAAGTAGGTGCTAAAGATTCTAATGGCCGTGGCGAAAGCAACACACAAAGCGTTTTACGTGCTCGTAAATAATTAAAAGAGACTATTAAAAGTATGTCTTTATACCTCCGAGAGAATCTCAGTTTCAACGAAGCAAAAATGATCGTTGAATCTGATGACAAAGATGGGAAAAACTTGTACATGTCCGGGATTTGCATCCAGGGCGGTATTAAAAACGCCAACCAGCGTGTTTACCCTGTTAATGAGATTGGCAAGGCTGTTAAGACCCTTAACGATCAGATTCAAAACGGTTATTCAGTTCTCGGAGAAGTGGATCATCCAGATGATCTAAAAATTAACCTGGACCGTGTGTCACACATGATAGTTAATATGTGGATGGACGGTCCTAATGGTTACGGGAAGTTGAAAATACTTCCAACACCAATGGGACAACTAATCAAGACGATGCTAGAAAGCGGAGTCAAGTTAGGTGTTTCAAGTCGCGGATCCGGAAACGTCAAAGATGACGGATCCGGTGAAGTATCAGATTTTGAGATTATCACAGTAGATATGGTAGCTCAACCTAGTGCTCCTGGAGCATATCCCACACCAATTTATGAACACCTGATGAATAATCGCGGTGGTCTAAGTGCCTTGCGTATAGCGGAAGAGGTGAAAGGGGATCCTAAGGCACAGAAATATCTCAAAGAGAGCTTATTAGCAATAATAAGCAGACTCCAATAACAAGGAGAATCATATGTTGGATGCACTAAAAAGTTTATTTGAAAACAATGTGATTTCTGTAGAGATTAAAGAGTCAATTGAGAAGGCGTTCGAAGCTAAGGTTAACGAAGCTAAGGAAACAGCCGCTCAACAATTACGTGAAGAGTTTGCACAAAAATATGAACACGATAAAGCAACAATGGTTGAAGCAATTGATCGTATGATCACTGATCAACTAGCTGTTGAAATCGTAGAATTTGCCGATGATCGCAATCAACTAGCTGAGATGAAAGTCAAGTATGCTAAGAAGATGAAGAAAGATGCTGAGATGATGAAGGAATTCGTTACTCGTCAACTAGCTCAAGAAGTTCGTGAACTTCATGAAGATCAAGTAAGAATGGCAAATAAGTTTGGCGTGTTAGAACAATTTGTAGTTGAGGCTCTAGCTCAAGAAATTACAGAGTTTGGTCAAGACAAGAAGGATTTAGCAGAAACTAAAGTTCGCTTAATCCGTGAAGGTCGACAAGAAATCAAGAAGGTAAAAGAGCAATTTGTAACTCGTGCCGCTAAGATGGTTCAAGGTGTTGTAAGCGAAGGACTACGTTCTGAAATTACATCATTAAAAGAAGACATCGAAACAGCTCGTCGTGCAGATTTTGGTCGCAAGTTATTTGAAGCTTTTGCTCACGAATATCAAGCGTCTTACCTAAATGAAAAATCGGAAACATCTAAATTACTCAAGGTTATAGACCTGAAAGATCAAGCTATGCAAGAGGCCGCTAAGGCAGTCGTACAAGCTGAGCAAATCCTAGAAAGTAAAGATGCAGAGATCCGTGCTTTGAAAGAAGCTAAAGAAAGAAAAGAAATCATGAGTGAATTGTTGGCGCCACTTAACAGTGAGCAAAAGCAAATCATGAGCGAGTTGATGGAGTCTGTGAAAACAGAACGTCTAAACGAAAGTTTTGAAAAGTACTTGCCAAGCGTTATCAATGGTAATGTTAGCAAGACTCCGCAGAAGAAACAGGCACTAGTAGAGGCTAAAGAAATAACCGGAAATAAGATTTCCAACAACCAAAATAGCAGTGGGTTAGATGGTGACAGTAGCAATATTGTTGACATTCGTAGACTTGCTGGACTAAAATTTTAAGGAGAAATTTAAATGTCAGAACTATTAACAGGACGTTGGGCAGAAACTAAGGAAGCCCTATTAGAAGGCTTACAAGGCACAAAAAAATCAGTAATGGGTGTAACCCTAGAGAATACTCGCAAGTATTTGATGGAATCTCCAACTGCTGGTGCCACTTCTGCTGGTAACGTTGCAACTTTAAATCGCGTGATTCTTCCAGTAATCCGCCGCGTTATGCCTACCGTTATTGCTAACGAATTAGTAGGTGTACAACCAATGACTGGTCCAGTAGGACAGATCCACACATTGCGTGTGCGTTATAGTGATACATCAACTGGTGCTAACGTACTAGCTGGTGAAGAGGCATTGAGCCCATTCAAGATTGCTAGTTCTTATTCTGGTAACGCTAACGACGCTTTTGCTAAGGCAGCTTCAACAGCTACTTTAGAAGGTGTTGCTGGTAACCGTTTAAGTATTCAAATCTTGAAGCAAACTGTTGAAGCAAAAACCCGCAAGCTATCAGCTCGTTGGACATTTGAGTCAGCACAAGATGCTCAAGCACAACAAGGTATCGACGTTGAAGCAGAAGTAATGGCTGCTTTAGCACAAGAAATTACAGCTGAAATCGACCAAGAAATTATTTCTTCATTGATTTCTTTAGCTGGTACTGCAACACAAACTTTTGATCAGTCACAAGTTTCTGGTACTGCAACATTCGTAGGTGACGAGCATGCCGCTCTAGCTGTTCAGATCAATCGCGTAAGCAACTTGATCGCTCAAAGAACACGTCGTGGTGCTGGTAACTATGCTGTTGTAAGCCCATTTGCATTAACAATTCTACAATCTGCTACTACTTCAGCTTTTGCTCGTACAACAGAAGGTACATTTGAAGCACCTACAAACACTAAGTTTGTTGGTACATTAAACAATGCAATGAAAGTGTATGTTAACAGCTACGCACAAGATGCTACACCAATCCTTATCGGATACAAAGGTGCAAGTGAATCAGATGCTCCTGCATTCTATTGCCCATATATTCCTTTAATGAGTTCTGGTGTTGTTCTTGACCCATCAACATTTGAACCAGTCGTTTCATTCATGACACGTTATGGTTATGTTGAGTTGTCAAACACTGCATCATCTCTAGGTAACGCCGCTGACTATTTAGGTCTAGTTGCTATCACTGCCGCTAACGTTAAGTTCAGCTAATCTGATAACCAAGAGGTTAATTAGTAAATTAAAAAGTCCACTTCGGTGGACTTTTTTTTCGGTAAATATATGATGACTACCACACAATTTTATAATCCGCAAACAGTTACAAATGTTAATGTATTAAATGAAATCATTAATACTCCTAGTATTGATTGGCAGTTTAATAAGATTATATCAGAAAATAATTATGCAACAAGCAAACAACCGTTGTATACCATTAGTGGTATGTGGATGGAAAAGTTTCTTAGTAATACAAGTCAACTGTGGCTGACTAATTTAAAAATTCCATTGAAGGCAACCGCAGTACAGGGTATAGAATTTAAATTAAATCTATTACGTGCAGGACGAATTGAAGATTTAGTAATACAATTAACACTGGGAGGTAATCTTATTGGAAATAATTATGCCAGTTTAATTAATCCTGTACAAAGTAATATGTATACAGGTGGAGGTCCTAACGATATTCCGCTAGTACCTGTGGGTGATTTTAATATATATGGCGGTCCTGCAGATTTATGGGGCACAACTGGGCTTACAGCGGCCAACATTAGTGATCCTACATTTGGAGTTGTAATTAGTTTTAAAAGCAACAGTATATACCCTCACAGAGACACAGCTTATATAGATCAAGTAGGTGTAAGAGTTACCTACGCATAAATACATAGTAACAACTCACATGGGGTGAGTTTTATGCAGAAATCCAACTGCGTACGGCCTAGAACGCCGTGTTTTTCATAAGGAGAAAACAAAATGGGACGTCCTCTTAATAAAAAGTACTTTGGCTCACGTAATGCGTCAGCATCAGGTACATATAGCCGCTCTGCCGCAGTTGATGCCGGCATTGGTGGTTCAAATATTACAAGTCTTGCAACAGGCGGTACACTAACAGGTTATACATCTGGTGCTCCAAGTTTATCAATCTTTGGTCCACAACTTGCTAACGGTGTACAAGCTACAGCAGTTGCAGTATTAACAGCGGCCGCGGCTAGCGTAACAAGTGGTGGTACAGGTTATCCAGCATCAAGTACATTTACAGTTTCAGTAACTGGTACAAGTGCTCAAGGCGGTGGTACAGCAGTATTGAACGTTACAACAAACGGTTCTGGCGTTATTACAACAGTTAACTCAGTAACTTCTGGCGGTACATGGACTGGCGCAACATCGGGTGCGTCAGCATTGACAGCGGTAGGTAGCACATTTACATCGGCCGCCACATTCACATTAACATCATTCACAATTACAAGTTATTCATTAACTAACAATGGCGGTGATGGTTATTTTGATTCAGCTGATACAAAATCAATGAGCATCACAGCAGTTGACGGTAGTGGTAACATTACAGTTAGTTCGATTGATGAAATGGTTGTTGGTATGAAATTTACACCAAGCCAATCAATCGGTGGGTTAACAGGTAGTACAGCTTACTATATCAAAACTGTTAACACAGCAACTAAAGTAGTTACAGTAAGTACTTCAGTTACTGGCGCAGGTGTTGGTACAGCCGCATCAACAACAGCACAACCTAACAGTGCCGCATTGGCCGCAGTTAGCCAAACAGCCGGTCAGTTAACATATACAGCAACTACAACAGCTCTTCCAGTAGGAACAGCGATTGCAGTAACAGGTACACTAAGTGGTAACTTAACAGGTGTAACAAGCGGTACAACATATTATGTTAGCTCAGCAGTTGCTCCAACAACTACAGCAGTTACATTAAGTACATCACTAGCAGGTGCTCTTGCCGGTACAGGTACTGTAACAGTTGGTGGTTCAACATCAACTGGTTTGACATTCACTTATACTGTAAGTGATTCTGTAACAATCGCTGGTTACACTCCAGTTGTAACATTAAGTTCTGGTTCAGCTACAGCTACAGCTACATTAGCCGCTCAAGTAACAAGTGGTTACACAGGACGTTACGAGCAGATTATTGCTAACGCCAACATTGGCGGAACATTGTATACTGATTGCGACATCATCAAGCAAGAAGGTTCACGTACATACCGTGTTATCCAACAAGGTGGTACATACCCAGGTACATTGTGCAAGCTAACAGCAGTTGCTGAAAGCAGTTTGACTACAGGTCAAATGGCAATCATTGCTACTGACAGTGCTGGTGGTATCTATGCTGTATCTAAGTTAACAAACCGTAAGGCATACTTAACTCCAATTTCAGGTACACAGTTTACTACTGGACAAGCGGCACAATGGAATTTAACAACTCCGACCGCTAACGTTTCAGTAACACTAGATAACGCTTAATAAACTCAATGGGGACTTCGGTCCCCAATTAGGATTCTAAATGACAAGAGTTGTAAAAACAAACCAAGGCGATTACCACGTATTAGTTCAAAATGGTGGGACAATTATTCTTGACCCTACTAGTTCTGGTCAAGTAACAGTCACTGGCAATCTTGTTGTTAATGGTACAACTACTACAATTAATTCGAGTACTTTAAACGTTGAAGTAAACGTATTACAAATCAATGCAGGACTAACTACTAACGGAATTCCTAGTGCATTAAGTTATCAATCTGGATTACAAATAGATAGGGGTGTTGCACAAGCGGCAGAATTATTATTTGATGAATCAGTAAGACATTATGATCCAACAACTGCTATAACTGCAACAGGTTATACTGCAACAGGATCAGCAGTAACATTTAATTTTTCAACACAGAGTTCTGTACCATTTCCAGTGGCTTCAAACGGAAGTACTGGATCTACCATTGTAGTTGCAGGGTTTACACCTTCAACATATAACGGAACATATACAGTAACAGCATGTACTACTAGTTCTGTTACATTTGCCAGTGCTGTGACTGGAACTATTACAACATTAGGTACTATCACTTTAAACAAAGGTGGTACATTTAAATTACAAACTGCTGACGGATCTTTGAGCGGATTAGAATTAAGAACAATCACAAGTGACGGAAATAATACTTTAATCATTGACATGCAAAGAGGAGCTCCTACTTTGCGTTTGGCTAATAGTACAACAGCCGCAGGAGTTCCATATTATCAACGTGTGTTAAGTGGTGACGATATTCCAAACGTGCAATGGGTACAAACTTATATCGCATCTAACTATACATTAGGTTCAAGTACACCAGGTACTGCTACAGTTCAAACAATCCAACAGCCAGTCGGCGTTGCTATTGGTTCAGCCAATAGTGCTATTCAAGCGACCAGCTCAGGTCTTTTATTCCAGATAGCTGGTAGCACAGTTGTTACTATTAACAGTACAGGTGCTGTTTTAGGAAATTTATCAGTTGGATCAACAGCTAATCCTAATACTATTTCAAACTCTACCAATGCTAATTTAATTTTAACAACACAAAGTTCAACTTATCCTGTAGAAATTAATGCAGTTGCTCAGTTGGACAACCAAGCAAGCACTCCTACTTATACTAGTGGTGGTACAAAATTATATTCTAGTACTACAATTGGCCCAGGAAGAACTGGATTGTATTTGGTCAATTCTACCGTACAAACCGCAGACGAATTAATTAGTAGAAACCGAGCAGTACTGCTAAGTATTTTACTATAAGGACATAACATGCCATTAACATCACAGATAATCGGAACAACAAACACAACAGTTTATACTAGTACCGTAACTAGTCCTCAAATTGGTAATGCTATTACTTGTATGATTGTTTGCAACACAAGTGGATCAACTGCATCAAATTTAACATTGTATGCAGTTCCTAACAATGGCGGATCAGTAGGTACTGCTAGTACTTCTAATATGATCATTAATACTCTTGCAGTGCCTGCGGGTGAAACTGTAAGTTTAGATCAAGAGAAATTAGTTTTGAGTTCAAACGACACAATCGTAGCAGTTAGCAGTCAGGCTAGCACTTTGAATATAACCATAAGCACATTGCCAGTATAATGAGATTTCTTAAACAACAAACTCTTAGTCGTCGTGCAATTTTTGATACTACTGTATATTCAGATACAGCAAATGCCAACGTCTATATAAGTCCTACCGGTGCAGGAAGCCTAGTACTTCCTAACGGCACAACTACACAACGTCCAGGTAGTCCAACATCTGGTATGATGCGTTATAATACAACAACTAACGAAGCAGAAATTTATCAAGGTAGTACGTGGAGAGCTTTGCGTTTTAAAGAGGCTACACAAATTGTTCAACAAAATTTAGGTGCTGGAGATAGTTCTAGTACATACTTTGGACCTTTGAATCCAGTATATTACAATCCAACAAATAAATCAAGCGATGTTACAAACTTTGGTGCACAAAATGTTTTAGTCTATGTTGAAAACATTCCTCAGTTGTCAGGTATCAATTATACAGTTGTTCAAAATCCTACAATCATAGATGGAACTTATACACCAACATTGAGTGTGGCTGCACCAAGTGGTTCGACAACATTATATTTTAATACAAGTGCTAATGCATCTGGTGCAAGTTGGTCAGGTAGTGTGGCAACATTAACCTTTACTGGTTATTCATGGGTACCGTTTGCAGTTGGTGCAACTATCACTGTGACAGGATTTACTCCAAGCGGATACAACGGAGTCTTTACAGTAACAGCTAGTACAAGTTCTAGTGTTAGCTATGCATTGGCAAGTAACCCCGGAGCAGGAACAGTACCGGGAACAATTACAACTAGCGGAACAACTAATGGTTATGCAACGTTTGTAGCAAGTCAAAGTACAACTGTAACTGCTGGTTCATTTATTCTAGGAACAACTTATACAATTACTTCAGCAGGTACTACAAACTTTACATTAATTGGCGCGGCTAACAGCAACGTTGGTACAAGTTTTGTGGCAACTGGCGTAGGTAGTGGTACAGGTACCGCAACAACTGTTACTGGAGATATATCTGGAGCAACAGTAACAGGTACAAATATTCAAGCAAGCACTATAATAACAGCATTCACAACAGATCCAAACACAGATGCATTGACCAGTATTACAATCAACAAAGCAACTACAACAAGCACATTGGCAGTTAATACACAAATTACAATTACTAGTTCAAGTACACTTGAGTCTGGTTATTATTTGCAATTTACTGCACCAGTACCTTACGGAAAAACAGTTATTGCATTACTTGGCTTTGACCAGTAATTAGGAGCCTACCATGGGGCGAGAACTAGGTAGAATTAGCGGTCCGTTATTATCGGACAATTTATTACGTAACGGTAATAACCTCGCCATTGACACTCAAGTTTTGTTTTTAGATGTTAATAACAAACGTGTCGGATTTAATACAACTACACCAGTTAACGATCTTTATACTCCTACTGCAATAGATTCGGTCGGATTAACAGTTGATTCTACTGCCGACCTTGGCAATTTTGTCATTAGTACAAATAATATTCAAAATGCTGTTGGCAATATTACTGTTAGTGGAACAACGGTTACTCCTGGTTTAACTACAAATAACCTATATTTACGTAGTAATATTATTGGTAATAATGTTGCAAATGACAACATTAATATTACTGCGAACGGTTCAGGGTCAATCAATTTATCTAACGGAAATTCTAGTGTTCAAGTTACAGTGAGCGGAAATTTACATGCTACTGGAAATGTAACTTTTGATGGAAATTTAACTTTAGGTACTAGCAATAGTAACACTATCAGTTTTACAGGCGAAGTTAATAGTAATATTTTACCATCAACTACTAACACCTATACGCTAGGATCTAATACAAATCAATGGAACAATGTTTATACAAATTCTTTTAGTGTAGGATCTACTACAGTTCCTACAACATCTGCTACTACATTTAATGGCGGACAATTAAGTTTTAATGGTAGTACAATTACTAATACTACAGCCAGTACAAACACACAAATTTTGCCTACTGGTACTGGTATAATTAGCCTAAACGGCACTCAGTTTACAGCAGTAAATCAAAATAGTATTACAAATCCATCGACGGGTGCGTTTCAATTTGTTCCAACAAGTAACGGATATTTCCAGTTTGGTGGTACGGATGGAGTAGCAATTCCGGCAGGAACAACAGCCCAAAGACCATTCAACGCTACTATAGGAATGATAAGATTTAATACAACTTTGGGCTATGGGGAATTTTTTAATGGCGGATCCTGGCAAGCCATTGGCGGAGCCAGTGCTACCCTAAGCCTTTCTCAAGTACAAACTATTATGCTTACAGATGCCATAATATTCGGCAGATAATAACCCAAAAATTAAAAACAGCTAAATACATTGATTACGAAAAATGACCAATTTTTCGTATGGTTAAACAGTGGTAAACCCGCTAAGAGCGTCCAGCTGAAAAAGTGGTTAACCGTGAAACACGGGGTATACGGGAGCGTAAATGGCTGTTGGTCGAATTTCAGGTCCGCTCTTAAAGGATAATTTGCTTCGTAACGGGGTCAATTTAGCCTTTGAGACGAGCCTTCTCTATTTGGATGTTAATAACAGCCGCGTGGGCATCAACACCGCCACGCCCACTAACGATTTGTCAGTTAATGGGACAACCCGTACTACCAATTTATACATTAGCGGATCAAGTACACTAGGTAATATTACTGTTTCTGGCAGTACAATTTCAAGTACTAACGGTACAATTACATTTACACCTAGTGGTGGCACTCCATCAGTTAACATGACAACTGCCAACATTGGCGATTTGTCACTCAGTGGAAATACTATCAGTAGTATTAATACTAATGAAGCAATTAATATTACAGCCAACGGAACTGGTGTTATTAATCTTAACAATAATGTATTGGTAAATGGTAATTTGCATGCAACTGGCAATATTACAGCCGACGGAAACATTAATCTTGGTGCCGCAACAAACGATACTATTACTTTTACAGGTGAAGTTAATAGTAATATTTTACCATCAACTACAAACACATATAATTTAGGCGCAAGTAATTTAACTTGGGCAAACGTTTATACAGCAGGATTAACAACCAGCACATTTAATGCTACAACATTAAACACAACTACATTTAATACAAGTAATTTAATAATTTCTGGAAGTACTATTCAAGCTACTGGAACCAACACTAGCATTTACTTTAACTCAACAGGTTCAGGCGGTATTGTATTTGGAAATTTACAATTTACTAATAATACTCTTACAAATATTAGTCCCAATGCTGTAACACAATTTACACAAACTGTTAGCAATGCCAGTTTTGTAGGAACTATCACACCTGGTACACCAATTGCTACAAGTTCTACTATAACAGGTTCTGTATTGACATTGGCAGTTGCTCCTTTCTGGCCAGCAGGCGGAAGTATTGCAATGACAGGTAGTCCACAGTATCTAAGCATGAGTCCTGGATTAATTCTTGGTACAGGTGCATATACTGCCGAAGCATGGTTTTATATGACCAGCGGCACTAGCGGAGTAATTCTAGGCGGGTCAAATAATTATGGATATGGATTAATTATTAATTCATTAACTAGCATTACTACATCAACTTATAACACAACAACTAATACATACACAGTTCCTACAATTAGTTTAAACACATGGAATCATGTGGCAGCCACACGTAACAGTAGTGGTATAGAGACTATATTTTTAAATGGAACACGCTCAAGTAGTGGTACAACATCTAACAATTTAAATTATCAAGGATATATGTCTTTGGTAGGCGAACAAGGTAATACAAATTACTTTAAAGGCAATTTGACTAATATTAGAGTTGTAATTGGTAGCAATGTTTACGATCCAACACAGACAACCATCACCGTACCAAATACAACATTAACAGCCGTAGCCAACACAAAATTGTTATTAACAGCTTTAACACCAGGCGCATTTACAACAGATACTTCTGGTCCAAGCGGATATCAAACATTGACCAATAACGGAACTGCATTTGCAATAGCAACTCCATATGCAAGCGGAACTCCTACACTAGTTCCTGGAATGTCTTTGTCAGGAACTGGCATTACAACCGGAACATACATAGTAAGTAATATATCAGGAACTGGTTCAAGCTCTAGTAGTACATGGTACATCAGTTCAAATTATTCAAGTACTATTGCAATCGAAACCATTCTTGCAACACCAATCGTATTGAACGTAACTAGTGTAAATAGTGGAACAATTATTCCAGGCATGGGTATAAGCGGAGGTAGTGGTGCTAACACAATTCTTGCAAATTCAGGTATTGTTGCCAATTTGTCAGGAACAGGCGGCACAGGAACTTATTATGTTGCACCAAGTCAAACTATAACTTCCGTAACTATTGCAGGAACAAGTCAAGGATATTTTCAATTTACCGGAACAAACGGTGTTGTAATTCCAGTAGGAACCAGTGGCAACTATCCTATAACACTTTACGAAACAACAGGCATGCTTCGATTTAATACTCAACAACAATATGTTGAAGTATATAACGGATCGGGTTGGGGAAGTGTTGCAGGTAGTAGTTCAGGCGTAACAACAGCAACAGCAACTTCAATTGGCGCAGGTCTAGCGATCGCACTAGGATAATATATGGGAACAGTATTTAAAAACGTATTAAACACAGGGCTAGGAACAACTCCTACAACAGTAGTAACAACTAACGGTAGTGCTACTACTACTGTAATTGGCATGAGTTTAACTAACACAACATCTAGTATTATACAAGCTAGCGTACAGTTACAAGATACTGTGGCAGGTACTACAGCATATTTTATAAACAATCTCACCATACCTCCCAATAGTAGTGCTAGGGTAATTACTGGCGGTGAAAAATTAAATCTAGGACCATTAACTTATGTTATAGTTACTTCAAATCTTGCTAGTAGTATAGATTTAGTAATGAGTTGGGTTGAGATCAGTTAAGGATAACTATTATGGCATATACTATTGGTACAGAACTTAATTTAAATGACAGTTTAGGCGAAGGAAATCCTAGATATTTTTACGGACTACAACGTTTAGATGATGGTACTCTTTATTTTTATAAAATCGATCAGCTAACATCTGTCACAACTCTAACTGTAAATGTTCCAGGTCCTAATACTGGAAATTTTGAACAGTTTGAGTACGGTGTCGATTTCTTCGACGGACGTTTGGCAACAGATCACAGTCGTCCTTATCCTAATTTACAGTTTGATCAATATCGCTGGGATAATAAAAATTGTTATTATTTTTTAGATAACCAAGGCGAATTATGTGTTCAGATCAATCAGGTATATAACTATACTGGCGCACAAACAATATCATTAGGTTAATAGGAACATTATATAATGGCACAAGAATTTAAAATTGGTAGATTACGTTTTATATGGTCAGGAGCATGGACTACTGGCACACAATACGCGAAAGATAGTGTTGTCGGTTATCAAGGAAAAACATATTCATGCGTAACACCTAATACAGCAAGTTCAAATTTTTACACAGATCTTAATAATGGACTTTGGAGTCTAATTTTAGATGGTAAACAATTTGATGGTCCTTGGCAGACAAATACATTTTATAGTTTAGGTAATATTGTTATATTTGGTGGATTTGTTTACTATTGTACAACTCCTCATACTTCAACAGCATTTAAGAGTCAACAGTCTAACTGGACACAATATACTCAATACCCGCAATGGTTATCAACATGGCAACCTAATACTGTTTATGGTGTCGGTGCTGTGGTACAATATGGTGGTATTGTTTATTCTTGTATAACTGGTCATACATCCACAGGTGCTTTGCAAGCCGTAGGCGCAGTTAGTACTGGAAGCCAAGTAACAATTACATTTACTCCTCAACCCGTTGTAATTTATGCAGTTGGTACAACTATAACTTTATCAGGATTTAATCCTACAATTATTAATGGTACTTATACAGTTGTTTCTAGTACACAAAGTAGTGTAACATTTGCATCACAAATTACAATCAATGGTACTATTGCAACTCCAGGTATCTCTACAGGTGTGTCGCAATTAGGACTAGAAGCCAATCAATCATCTTGGACAGTTCTAGATAGTAATTATAATTATGTTGGAGCATGGGCTGCCAATACAAGATATAAATTAAATGACATAGTGCAAGTGGGCGGAAGTTTATATGCCTGTACACAATACAATGTGTCTGGTATTGCATTTGCAACATCTACATATTGGATTGCTTATATTCCTGATCAACGATTTATTTCAGGATTTAACGTCAGTGTAACATACCAAATAGGAGACATTGTTACCTATGGTGGCAATACATATATTAATAATACTGCTAGTAATAATAGCGGGTCCGCACCGTCAACTGACACAATAGACTGGACATTGCTAACACCAAATGGTAGTAGTCCGGTTGATTGGATTACAGGACAACTTTATCAAATTGGAACAGTGGTACGCAGACACGGTCTAGTATTCCAAGCTGTACAAGACAATACAAGTCAAGATCCAGCATCCTATTCTACTTCGGGTATCACTTATAACAGCACAGGCAGTAGCGGAACAACTGTAAATCTTAGTTCAACATCTGGTGTTCAAGTAGGTATGATAGCTCTAGGAGCTGGATTAACTTTAGGACAATCTGTTAATAGTATTATTTCTTCCCCAGTGGGAGTAACTTTAAATTATGCTCCTGATGGCACATTAATTAATGGACAAAATATTAATTTTGTTGGAATCAATTATCTTTATTGGAAACTAGTAATACCAGGCGGCATTTGGTACGGACGTTGGGCATCTGGAGCATCTTACATTGTAGGAGATCAGGTAATATGGGGCAACACAACATACCAATGTGATCAAAATCATACAGCATCTAATGCCAATCGTCCAGACTTGGATTCATTTAATACCTATTGGAAAATTTTAGCAGTTGGTGCAAGAAAAGAAACATTAACATCGCAAGGCGATATTGAAACATTTAGCAACGGTGCATATTCTAACATTGCCATCGGTACAAGTGGCTATACTTTACGTGCTACTAATAATAATCCGACTTGGAGTCAAATTAACGTTGTTCCAAACGTGTTTTATGTGTCAGCATTAACTGGTATAGATGCGCCTGGCTATGGAAAAAACTGGGATCGCCCATGGAAAACTATTGCCTATGCGGCTGCCACAGTTGGTGCCGGCACACAAAACACCAACACAGTTGCTTTGATTACACAAAATAAATCTTGGATTCAAGCAGAGATGGTACAATGGGCACAGTATCAGATTAATAATAATATTAGTCCTTATAGTACAGCATACGCATTTAATTCAACTAAAGCGGCAAGAGATATTGGATTAATTATCGATGCCATCGCATACGATTTAGCTCGAGGTGGAAACAGTCAAAGTGTTGCAACGGCATTGGCTTATTTTGCATATGGATTGACAAGTACATTCTATAATACAGCAGTTGCGGCTGATATGCCATATTATCTTCCAATGTTAAACTACGCATTGACATTATTAACCGATGCAATAACACAAACAACTCCAGCATACAACTATCAAGTATTAAACAGCGTATCTCCAGTCATTTATCAAAATACTTCTGGATCAGCGGCAGAAGCTTCTGGCGCAAGTTCAGCAACAACATTGTTTAATTACATTTACAATGCGTTGGCTACACAAAGTACATCGTTGTTACCTGCACAAAATAGTGGAGTGTCTTGTGTTATTAATGTTAAAACTGGAACATATCTTGAATCGTTACCAATTGTTGTTCCGGCAAACGTTTCTATTATTGGAGATGAATTAAGAGGAGTAGTAGTTCTTCCAAAAACAAGTATCCAAACAACTTGCACAGCAACTACTACAGGAACAAATTTAATTACAGTTACTAGCACATCTGGATTAGTAGATCAAATGCCAATTCAATTTGCAGATACTACTATTCTTACCACATCCATTTATACTGGGTTTGGTGGAATTACTCCAGGCCAGACATATTATGTAATTGGGTCGACAATTACATCAAACCAATTTAGTGTAGCATTGAGTCCCACCACACAATTTATTGCAACAACAACTGCTAGTAGTCAGGTATTAACAGATGTTCCAAATATTATCGGCCTTGTGGTTGGTGCTACAATTACAGGTCCTGGTATACAAACAGGTACAACAATTACAGGTATAACTATTGCTCCTAGCAATTCTAGTTTGAATTCTATTTCAATTAGTTTACCAACGACTGTAACTGCAAGCAATGTATATTTGACATCTACTGGTGCAACATTATCTTTAACATCTGCAACAGGTACTATGACAGTATATGCAGGAGATTGTTTAAAAGACATGTTCCGTTGCCGCAATGGTACTAGCGTTCGTAATATGACATTGTCAGGTCTACAAGGAACATTGTTGGCACCAGATGCAAATAATATTCAGCATCCAAGTGGTGGTGCTTATACAGCATTAGATCCAGGACAAGGTCCTAACGATTCGACAGCTTGGATTATTCGTCGTAGTCCATTTATGGAAAATATTACAACATTTGGTAACGGATGTACAGGTAATAAAATTGATGGAACCTTGCATAACGGCGGTTACAAATCATTTACAAGTAACGACTTTACACAAGTTATTCAAGATGGCGTAGGCATTTGGTGTACAGGCCCTGGAGCATTGACTGAGTGTATTAGTGTGTTCTGTTATTTTGGATATACTGGTTATTTTGCTGAAGCAGGCGGTCGTATCCGTGCGGCCAACGGTAATAGTTCATACGGTAACTATGGTGTTATTAGTAGCGGATTTGATACCACTGAAGTTCCTATCACCGGCACAGTTTATAATCAATCGAGCCAAGTACAGGCAAGTGTGCAAAGTAGTTTAGGTGCGGCAGCCCAATTGATTAAATTAAATTATGCAAATGCAGGTAGTGCATATAATACAACATCGACAAATATGTTGTACTATAGTAATAACTATCTTGGATCAAATTGGGTATCTGACGGAAATATTATTTTTGACAAAACTTTTGCCGCTCCGACCGGCAACATTGAAGCATACACAATGATTGGTACTGGTGGTACTGGTACTGGCTACATCTATCAAAATATAACATTAAATCCAGCTGGAGCAAGTTATACTAATCTTCCATCTACAACAAATACGGGTACTGGTGGCGGAGCAACATTTAACGTAGTAGTTACTAGCACAGGATATACTGTTTCTGTAAACTACGGAGGAACCGGATACGCCGCAGGCAATACACTTACAATTTCAGGTGCATTGTTAGGAGGACTATCTGGTCTTAATAATTGTAATATCACAGTTAATACTGTAACAGGTAATGTTATTTCTTCGGTAGTTGCAACTGGAATTGTTCCAACAGGCAGTACACAAAGTTATACTGCTAGTGTTTATGTATATCAAGGAACTGCAACACAGCTTGATATCCAAGCAATCTATTCTGGATCTAGTACACGTACTAGTGCAATTAATTATAATTTTACTACTAACACAATTACTCCAACTAATTCTAACGGTGGATATTTACCAACACAATTTGGTTCACAAGTTACGCTAGTTGCTGGTTGGTATAGAATATGGTTTGCGTTCAACGACACAGCCGGCCTAAACAACACATTACAACTAAGAATATATCCAAAAGGTATCAATGGCGCTGTAGGACTTTATAATTATTTGTATGGTGCTCAAGTTGAAATTTCTAAACCTACACTTGCTCCAAGTTTTTATATTGAAAATACTGGTGTAAGCCGATATAGTGCGTATGCTTATTATAATGTAACTGGATCAGGAACAGGTGCATTATTAATTGGAGATGAACTAAGATCTAATAGTGTATTCCAAACATTAGTTACATCAGGTGGCTCGGGATATTTGACAGCAGGTAATAATGCACAAGGCGGAACAAGTCAATACATTGTATTGGCTCAGTCTGATGTTAATCAACCAAGTAATTATATCGGTATGCGTGTGTTTATTCAAAGTGGTACAGGTGCAGGCCAATACGGATATATGGCTACTTACAATACTACAAGCAAATTGGCATACGTATTAAAAGAATCATTTACTCCGTTACAGATTGCAAGTAGTAGTGCAGTAACCAGTACTTTTACTTTATCAGCGAATTCAACAACTAGTTTGTTATATCTAAACATGCCAGTTCAATTTGTTCCAACATATTATACAACTACTGTAACATCTACTTCTTTATCACAGACTACAGTAACTCAAGCTATTGGCGGAACAACTAATACACTTACATTAACAAGTACTAATGGCTTGACTGTTAACATGCCTATCATATTTTCAGCAGGATCTGGCGCAATTTTCAGTACCATTACAGCAGGATATCAATATTATGTCTATGCTATTTTAAGTTCTACAACGATTCAAATTTCAACACAGGCATTTGGAACTGTTTGGCCGTTGACAAGCGGATCAGGAACTATGGTTATGAGTTTTACCTCAGGTAATAGTTATATCCAAGCTAGTACTACAAATATGGTTGTTAATTATCCTATAGCGTTTACAGGAACAGCTATCGGTGGACTAAGTATTGCTACTACATACTATATTAATGATATTATTGACAGCAATGATTTTACAATTTCTGCGGCAACATTTAATATTACAGTCACAGGTACAGTAAACAATACACTACAATGTGCATCAACAACTGGATTGCAAGTTTTAAATCCAATTATATTCACTGCGCCTGCTATTGCTGGAAGTGGTATTGCTGATACAACAAAATATTATATTAGTTCTATAGTAGACCAAACAGATTTTACTATATCTACATCAATTATAAACCAAGCAGTATCTTCGACCAACGGAACAACTAATACTGTTGTGACATCTAGTACATCAGGATTTATAGTAGGACAACCTATTATATTCACAGGTACTACATTTGGAAATATTTTAGCAGAAACAGTTTATTATATTTTATCATTGGCAGGCGATGGTATTTCATTTACTATAAGTCAAACACTTGGAGGCGGTGTATTTGGTGTAACCACCGGAACAGGCAGTATGAGTTTACGTACTTGCCCAACACCGTTAACATTTACAGCCGTTACTGGTAGTAGTATGGTAGGTGTAACAACTAGCAAGAAATTATCAGTTAATTTGGGAATTGGCTCAATGACTGGTACATTCTCTACTACATTGTTTGGCGGAATTAGTTCAGGAACAACTTACTATATTGCAAGTATACCGACACCTGGTAATGGCGGGACATTTACAGTCAGTACTGCAATAAACAGTGTCGGTGTAGTAGTTCCAACTACAAAGAGTGGTACTATGAACTTAGCCGCAGTAGGCTGGGATCATGTAACATCTGGTTTTCCAATTGTTCCAAGTCTTGACTCTACATCAGTTTATTTTATCGAATCGAGACCTACATTTAGTAGTCCAGGGTTTACACAAGCAGTTGCAGGTTCAACTATCACACTAGCATTTGGTATATACTGGAATGCAATAGCTTATGGAAATAATACGTTTGTAGCAATACCAAGTGCTAACACTGTTGGAGCAACTTCGACAGACGGTAGCAACTGGTCAAACATGGTACTACCAAGTAGTGCCAGCTGGTCAAGTATTGCGTTTGGTAACAACTACTTTGTAGCAGTAAATTCTTCAAATGCCAACGTAATTTATTCAAACAATAATGGTTCTGGTTGGAGAACTAGCACTATGCCAAGCAATTCTCAGTGGACACAGATTGCATATGGAAACGGAAACTTTGTAGCTATTGGCGCTAGCGGCACCACTAGTGCGTATTCAACAAACTTTGGATTAAATTGGACTAACGGCCAGACTATTTCAACAGTAGCCGCAACAGGATTTACTGTTAGTGCAGGTACAGCTACCGTAGCTTTTGCTACACAACCTATTACACCTTTTGCAATTGGTTCAACTATTACACTATCTGGATTTACTCCTACTACAACAAGCGGTACAGTAAATGCTGTTAACACAACATTTGTAGTAACTGGTTGTACAACTAGCCAAGTACAATTTGCATTAACTGGAACATATAGTTCTGGAATTTTTGGAACTATATCCGGAGGAAATTCTGCTTACGGATTACCAATCAGCCAAACTTGGAACAGTTTAGCGTACGGTAGTAATATTTTTGTTGCAATAGGTCCTGGATCTCTTACAGGCGCAAGAAGTGTTAACGGCGGCCAAACTTGGATATCAACTACATTGCCAACCGCCAGTGCATGGACTAGTATAGCATTTGGAAACGGCCGTTTCGTAGCAGTTGCCAATGACGGTTCACTAGCTATATACAGTTTTGATGGTATAACATGGTATCAGTCTAATCAAACAGTAGTTGCAAGTAGTGTAAAATACGGACAAGGTGTTTTTGTAGCAGTATACAACGGATCCACAACTGCATACACTAGTGAAAATGGTTTAGATTGGACTCCAAGAACTGTCACAAATGATCTGTACACTTCCTTGGCATTTGGTTTTACATCGACCAACGTTGGAGTGTTTACAACATTAAGTCAACAAAGCACAGGTAGTTTAATATCAGCTGGTTGCAGAGCTAAAGGTAGACCAAGTATAAGTTCTAATACTTTAAATGGTGTAAGCGAATTTGAACCTGGTTCAGGTTATGTCACACAAACTATTTCATCTTTTGCTACTGCCGTGGTAGGAGCAGGCACTGCTGTATTAACTTTCTCAGCAACACAAACAACAAATCCATTCCCTGCAGGCTCAACTATTGTAGTTACTGGATTTACTCCTACGGCTATTAACGGAACTTATATTGTAACTAATTCTTCTACATCATACGTGGCTTATTCGTTGTCAGGATCTTTTAGTTCTAGCATAAACGGATCAGTTTCTTCAAGCGTAACAATTACATTTACAGATCCAAACGTAACTAGTTTGGCTACAGTAACTCCTCGTGTAAGTAACGGTACATTAGGAGGTCCAACATTTGTTAATAAGGGGGTTGGATATAGTAATACAACAACACAGGTGGCAATTACAGGTAACGGATATGCAGATACATTCCAAACTGGATTAACTATTGTTATTAATAATTTAAGTTTGTTACCAAGTCAGGGATCAAACATTCAGTTTGCCGGTAATAATTCACAGGCTTATAAGATTACCAGTGCAGTCGCAGTATATGGAACAGTTGCTCCAAATATTCAAGCAAACATTTCAATAAGTCCAGCAATGACATTAGCATTAAGTCCTGTCAACGGAGCTGTAGCGACTATTCGTCAAAAATACAGTCAATGTCGTATTACAAATCACGACTTCCTATATATTGGTTCTGGGGATATAGTAAACTCATTATATCCATTAACAAATGACAGTGAATTAATTGTTAACAATCAAACAGTTGAAGTTAATTTTGGGCGTGTATTCTTTTCATCAACAGATCAGGACGGTAACTTCAAAGTTGGTAACTTGTTTGGTGTTCAACAAGCAACGGGTATCGTTACATTAAGTGCTAGCCAGTTTGGATTAACAGGATTGAGTACATTGAGCTTGGGTGGTATTAGCGTAGGCGGATCAGCCACTATTGTACAACAGTTTAGCACAGATGGCGCATTTACCGCTAATAGCGACAGTATTATCCCAACACAAAGAGCTATTAGAACTTACTTGGCTAGTCGTTTAAGTCAAGGTGGATCAAATACCTATACCGGACAAATGACAGCCGGTACAGTTGTAGTTGGTGGCGCACAGTATATTCGTTCAAGTATTCCTAACGGACAAATAGGATCATCCGTTAAAATGTTGAATAAAGTGTATGTAGATGCCTACGGAGTAGACGGAAATATGATAGCTTTAGACTTCTTTATGAACAATAGTATACATAGAAGCTCAAGTCAGCAATAAGATAAATATTAATAGACCAGAGGAATGAAATAAGATGGCACAGTTTAAATTAGGTAGAATTAAGTTTGTTTACCAAGGTACATGGACTACAGGAACCGGATATGTTGTAGATGACGTCGTTACAGTCGGCGGCAGAACTTATATTTGTACAACAAGTAACACAGCAAGTGCTACTTTTGCAACAGATTTTAGTTCAGGGTACTGGAGTGTAGTTGCAGACGGAAGTCGATGGACTGGTAACTGGACAAATAATCAATACTATCTTGTAAACGATCAAGTATTATATGGCGGAGTTGTTTATCTATGTACGACTGCTCATACTAGTGCTTCTTCTACAGCTACCATAACACCAACAGCCGCAACTGCTAATGGTACTACAGCAACACTTACATTTACAGCATTAAGTTCAAATATTCAACCATTTTTAGTTGGTGCAAGTATAACTGTTTCAGGATTTTCAGCACAAACTGGATTTAACGGAACATTTACAGTAACAGCATGTACAGCTACTACAGTTAGTTATGCTCTTGCTCAGTCATTGACTGGTACCGTAATGGGTACTGTTAGCGGTACAGGTACACTAGGACTTGAAGTTAATCAAAGTAACTGGACATCATTCGCCAGCAGTTTTAACTGGACCGGTGCATGGACAATTAATACACGTTACAAATATAATGACTTAGTAAGCTATGGTGGTTTAAATTATATTTGTAATACAGCTCATGTTAGTGCAAATACAACTACACTTGGATTAGAAGCTAATCAAAGTTCATGGACTGTATTCAATACAGGAGTAGCATACCAAGGACTTTGGAACGGTAACAGTACACATTATCGTATTAATGATATTGTAAAATACGGTGCAAGTCTTTGGATTTGTACAACAGCACACACTAGTTCTGGCACATTTGCCTCAGCAAACTTTAGTGTTTTTGTTAATGGTTTAGAATATGTGTCAGGCGGAAATAATGCTTGGGTCGGTTCTATCACATTAACTGCGGCTAGTGCATCAGGCGGTACTGCAACATTATCTTTTGCTACACAATCTGCTATACCATTTGCAGTTGGTCAAAGTATAACAGTCAGTGGAGTTACACCAAGTTCATTTAATGGTACATTTATCGTAACTGGAACTCCAACAACAACTCAAGTATCGTATGCATTGGCTGGATCATTGACAGGATCGGTCTTTGGTACTGTTGCCGCTAACTATGTTACAGGCGACATCGTTTCTTACGGCGGAAATTTATATACTGCAATAGCAAGTAACACAGCTACCACACCTAGTACAGGCACAGCCAGCTGGCAAGTTTTCAGTACAGGTTTTAGTTTCCAAGGTGATTGGTCAGGTCTTACAAGTTATAAAATTGGACAAGTAGTTCGTTTAGGTGGCTATACATATATGGCCATGGCAGATAATGCACAGCAAACTATTATTGCTAACCAAACATCTAGCGGTAGTAATTCTGTAAGTGTTTCAGCAACAGGTAGCTTGGTTGCAAACTTGCCAATTGTATTTTCTGGTACAAGTTTTGGTAACATTGTATCTGGTACAACATACTATGTCGGTACTATCATTGATAGTACACATATCACATTGCTTACAAGTTCAGGCGGTTCAACACTTGCAGTAACTAATGCCACAGGATCATTAACTGGTACAACACAAAGTCAACCTCCGTTCAGTACATATTGGACTCGACTAAATGCAGGTATACGCTGGAACGCTGGAACAACTCAGTCTTATAATGGATTAAGCGGAACAAATATAACAGCCGCAGGTTCAGGCGCACAATTTAACGTAACAACAAGTGGAACAACATATTCGGTAACTGTTAAATCTGGATCACAAGGTACTGGTTATAGTGCAAGTACAACATTAAAGATTTTAGGAACACAAGTTGGCGGTATCAGTCCAGCTAATGATATTACTATTACTATAACAGGTGTAACTGCTGGTGCAATTAACTTATCAAGCGGTATTACATGGACTGGTTATAGTGTTACTTGGATTACTGCATCAAACTATGTTTTAGGTGATGTAGTTTATTTTGGTGCAAACAGTTATATTTGTGTGTCTGCACATACTTCTGCATCTGGTAATCGTCCAGATGCAGACACAACTGGCACATACTGGAATTTATTAGCTAGCGGTGCTGAAAGTGCTGTGTTAACAACACAGGGTGATTTAGCCTATTACGGAACAAACGGTCCTACTCGTTTACCAGTTGGTACCGACGGACAAATTTTACGTGTTGGCGGAACAATTCCATCTTGGGCATATTACGGACAAATTAATAATATTGTTTATGTTAGTTCAACTACTGGTGTGGATTCCTTAGGAGCCAGTCAAGGTACAACTATTGATAAACCATGGGCAACTATTAGATATGCGTGTTATCAAATTGAAAATGGTTATTTAAATACTAATACCACAGGATTATTATCTATTAATAAACAATTCATGTTGAAAGAAATCAACAACTATGTTTATTATTCATACAGTTTTAACGTAACAGGTACGTCAGTTCAAACAATTACAGTAGGCGGTACTAGTTCAATAGCACAGACTGTGACCACCAATATGTATTCTGGAATGCCTATTGTGTTTACACAAACATCAGGTAATATTGTTGCAGGTACAACATATTTTGTTGCTCAAGTGATAAATTCAACTTCATTTAATATTGCAACAACCTATGCTAACGCAACTGCGGCAAGTCCTACATTGTTTACAGTAGGCACAGGTTCTGCAAACATCGGTACTTACAGTTACAATCAAGCTAAAACAGAACGCGATACCGGAACAGTTATTGATGGTTTGTTATTTGATATCGGCCGTGGCGGCAACTACAAAACAACAACTAATGCATTGGCATATTTTGCAAATTCCACAACCTTTGCAACTAATGTGAATGCATATGATATTCCTCCATTTGTATCAGCATTGAATTATTTGAATACATTAGCAACAAACTATGTATTAACAAACACATCGGCCGCAGTAAGCTATCAAAGTACAGTATGGCCAGGTGTAACTATTACTGGTGCTAGCGGTACTGGCGCAGTTGCAACAATTACATTTGCAACACAACCTTATGTTTATCCTGTTGGACAATTTATTACAGTTGCAGGGGTCAACCCAAGCGGATATAACGGCACATACATTGTTGTTGCAAGTACATTAACAAGTGTAAGTTATGCAAGCACAACAACTACTTCTTATGTAAGTGGCGGTACAGTTAACGTTGCACGAGCAACACAACAAATCAATACAGGATATACAGCAGAACTTACTGGTGTTGCAAGAGTAGCTAATTTAATTTCAATTATCACTAGCCCACTGACTCTTGGTTATACAACAAACGTACAGCCAGCGGCTACACCAAACACAACTATTTTTGTTAAGACAGGAACATATAATGAAGTACTACCAATTGTAGTTCCATCATACACTTCTATTATCGGTGACGAATTACGTGGTACCGTAGTTCAACCAGCAGGTCCAAATTTGAATATGATTAATGATAAAACAAGATCAATCAATTCGTTAACACGTATTCAAAGTTTAATTCCAAATTTATTACAAAATACTGCAATTACACCAACATCGGGTAATACTCAGTATTTGACTGTAACAGGTGCAAGCGGTACTGGTTCTGTTGCAACATTAACTTTTGCATCACAGACATCTGCACCATTTAACGTAAATCAATATATTACTGTAACTAGTGTAAACCCTTCTGGTTATAACGGAAGTTACATTGTAACTGCTGTAACAACTAATAGTGTGAGTTATACTTCCACTACTTCTGCATCTTATGTAAGTGGCGGAGTTGTAAGTGGCCAAGCTACTGGATTACCAGCAGGCGATGTAGGAAGCACAACCGTAGTTAATCAAATTAACACAAGTGTTAGTTTAATTAATGATATGATTTATAACGGTCTTCCAAAGACTCCTGCAATCACTATCCCACAATTAACTGGATACAATACAAGTTATCTAGTAGGATTTGGATACGGTATAACACAGATTCAAAATAACTATTTGTTTATCAAAGCAGAAATTGCCGCATATCTAAATACATATTATAGTAGCGTGTGGACAACATTTGGCGGTACAAACCAAACAGAAACATTACGTGATATCGGTTTCGTATTAGATGGCCTACAGTACGATATGACTTATGGTTGTAATAATCAAAGTATTATTAATGGTAGCTCTTATTACAGTTTACAAATTCCACAAATCTTAGCATCATACAATGCCGCAACTGTTGGAGCACTACAACGTTTACAAGCAATTATCAGTCAGATAGTTACAGGTACAAGTGTAACAGCAACAAGCGGTAACTCTGTAACGCAGTCAACTGGCGGTTCAGCAGGTTCAGCCGCAGCCGCAAGTTTTGCCGCAGGCCGCGTTGGTGATGTAATTTACTGGTTACAAAATGCTACAAGTAATGCAACTACATTAACACTAGTCGGTAGTGTGAGTGGTACAACTTTAACTGTTACTTCAGGAACAGGTAATGGAATTTATATTGGTTCTATGTTAACTGGTACAGGTGTTGTGGCAGGTACATATATTGTTAATCAATTAACAAGTTCTGCAAGTGCAACAGCGGCTACAACATTAGCCAGCGGAGGATCAGCTGGTACTAATACATTTGTGGTTTCAAGTGCAACAGGTATTGCGGCAGGACAATTAATTACAGGTACTAACCTTCCAGCTGGATCTTATGTTAGCTCATCATATATTAGCGGAACAAGTATTACCGTAGTTAATGCGTTTGGTGCTCCACAAAACTTTACGTCAACTGGCGGTACAGGTGCATACTTATTCTATCCAGCTAACGGTGCAGGTACTTATACGTTGAGTACTAGTGGCAATACTGGTACAACATTTACAGCATTGTCAACATTCACACCAGTAACAAGCGGTGCGTATGCCTTAGTAACCAATCAATACTTACAAACAGCATATAATAATTTAATTGCAAGACAAACCGAAATTGCAAGCGATGCTCAAGTTTGGGTTCAAAAATATTATCAAGCATATCCAATCAGTCAATCATTAACTCAACGCGATGCTGGTTATATTGCATTGGCATTAGCTTGGGATGTTTTATTTGGTACTAACTTTAATAGTATTGCATGCGGTCGTGCATTTAATCGTTTAAACGCAAGTGCGTTGGCATTAGTGGCAAATACAAACCAAGAATTGAATGCAACAACCGGTGCAATAACATTTATTGGATTTAAAGCAAAACAAATTGCAAGTGCAGGTTCGACAGTTCAAGCACAAACATTGATTGATGATATCGTAACTAAGATCAATGGACAAGTAGCGTTTAATACTGTTGGTTCAGCAATTCTTGCAGGTACACAGACTATTGCCTATGGTACAGCAGACGTAATTACTGTAACAACATCGGGCGGTACAGCTACATTCTCAGTATCGTTGACTCCAGCAACTACTGGACAAACTATCACATACATTACTGCTGGTGGTTTAGCAACATTTAGTAGTGCTCAAACATTAGTTAAAGGTACATCTGTTACTCTTGCGGCAGCCGCAGGCGGTATGTCAGCAGGCACATATTATGTAACAACTGGTGTAAACAACAGTTTTACTGTAAGTTTATCTAGCAGTTATGCAAATGCAGTGGCGGGAACACCTGGTTCATTTACAGGTGGTACAGTTACTGGAGCAGTTGGCGTAGTAACTATTGGTACATACTATAATACTATCGCATCTGTAACAGTAACATCTGGTGGTAACTGGAACAACACAAGTTTATACAGTGCCGCACAAGCAACAACAACTACAAGTTCAGGACAAGGTTTAACATTGTCATTAGGATTCGTAGCAAGTAGTTATTCAACTACAGTAGCTGGTGTACAAACATCTAGCAATATTGTAACACTTGGAAGTACAGCAGGTATGTCAACTAACATGCCAATTACATTCTCAGGTTTACCAGCTTTAGGTTCTGTAACAGCAACAGCTACTACAACAACCAGCAATTTAATTACAGTTGCAACTACAACAGGCTTATCAGTTGGACAGCAAGTGTACTTCACAGGTACAGTATTTGGTAATATTGTTCCAAGCCAGTTATACTATATTGCAAGTATCCCAACACCTGGAACTAACGGTACAATTACTGTTAGTTTAACATTTGGTGGCGGTAATGTGGCATTGATATCAGCAACTGGTACAATGACAATGGCATTCAATAACGCAGGCGGACTATGGAATAATACTACATACTGGATTAATTCATTGCAATCTGCCGCAACATTAAGCACATTGGCAATTACTAGTACAACAGGTGTATTCAGTTGTGCAACAAGTTCAGTAACATTAACAGTAGGACAGCCAGTTGTTATTACTGGTACGTTCTCAGCTGGTAGTATCACTGGTTATACTAGTGGTGCAACATATTATATTATTGGTAATCCAACATCAACAGCTTTCCAATTGTCAGCAACATTAGGCGGAAGTGCTGTAACATCAACAACATCAGGTGGAACAATTACTGGTATTACTGTAACAGTTCCTGCCGCAACATTAACATTGACCAACAGCTTTAAGAGTGGTACAGCATACACAATTACTAATACAGTAACTGGTATGTCAGCTACGACCACTGCTGGAGCAACAGTGACATGGCCATATTTAAATAATCCAATGATTAATGGTTCATTAACTTACAATGATAACGTTCTAACAATTCAAGGCACAGAAATTCTTCGTGCCAACATTCCATTCCTGGCCGCAGAAGCCGCTGCCTATACAGTAGCAAGCTACGGCGGTACAGTATCTAGTATAACATCTGGTAGTGTTGTTAATACAAGTGGCGCACACAATTTATTAGTAAACGACCCAGTAGTGTTTACTGGTACAGTTGGTTCAAGCAATATTGTTGCTGGTACTACTTATTATGTTTTAACTGTGCCAAGCTCAACAACATTTACTATCAGTGCAACTCAATATGGCACAGGTACACAAACAATATTCACACTAGCAACAGGTTCACTAGGAAGTTTAACTGTAGGCTACTACTATAACTATGCTAAGTGTGTACGCGATACAACAAACTTTATCAATGCGTTGATTTATGATATTAATTATACAGGTAACTGGAAATCAATGCGTGCCGCAGAACTTTATGTTAACGCGGTGGCAGGATCTACAACACAAAACTTCTATCTAGTAAGAAATGCATGTGGTATTCGTAATCAAACTATGAACGGATTGACTGGTGTTTTAAGTACAGCAAATGCTTATGGAACACGTCGACCAACAGCAGGTGCGTATGCAAGTTTAGATCCAGGCTTTGGACCAAACGATCAAAATGCATGGGTCTATGCACGTTCAACATTCGTACAAAATTGTACAATGTTCGGTTACGCTTGTGTTGGCGCCAAAGTTGACGGTGCATTGCATGCCGGCGGATACAAATCAATGGTTGCAAACGACTATACTTGTGTTATCGGCGATGGTATTGGTTGGTGGACAACTGGAACAGGTTCATTATCAGAACTTGTTTCAGTGTTTAACTACTACAGCTACGCTGGATACATGAGTGAACTAGGCGGACGTATTCGTGCTACTAACGGTAACAGTTCATATGGTACATACGGTGTAGTTGCCGAAGGTGTTGATACATTTGAAACTCCAATTTACGGTACTGTAAATAACAGAAGTTACGGACCTCAAGTTACTAACGTAGTTACAGATAGTACAACACAAATTTTACGTTTAGAATACGAAAATGCAGGTACAAACTACACCAATGCTGTACCAACAATTAGTGGATCAGGTTATAACATTCTTTCTTTTGCAGATGAGTTCCGTGATGCCGGTGTATTTGAATCACGTTTAATTGATTTAAACAATGGTTTAGGTGTTGGCGGTTCAAGTTATGTAAGTTCTGTTAACGTAGGCCAAGGCGGTGCAGTAGGTTATATTACTATTGCGGCAGCCGACGTAGCATTGACTGGTTCATATAACGGAATGAAAGTACAAATTACTGCTGGTACAGGTGTTGGACAATATGCGTCAATACTAACTTATACTAACGGTAGTAAAATTGCACAAATTATTCGTACAACATTTGCAACCTTAACTGTTACCGGTTCAAGTACTACTGCATTAACTGTGGCAAGTACTGCAACATTATATGTTGGTATGCCAATTTACTTGAGTACAACCGCTACTAATATGAATTTGACTGCATATCAAGTTTATTATGTACAGGCTATTTCAAGTACAACTCAGTTTACACTAGCATTAACATCAGGCGGTTCTGCAATTACTGGTTTAACAGCAACTAGTGGACAAACAGTTAGCTTATATGCCGCTGGTTGGGATCATGTTGTACCAGGTACTCCTATAGTTAACACATTAGATTTAACTACAGCATATATTATTGAACCTTATGTTTCATTCACAGGTCCAGGTTATGCCGCAACAGCAAGAACATTACCAGCTACAACAATCTGGTCAAGTATTACATACGGTGCTGGAAATTATGTAGCAATTGCCAATGGTAGTACATCGACTGCAATTAGCACTAACGGTAAAACATGGACTTCAGGTGGTGCATTAACAGCTTCTGCATTTACAAACGTTGTTTACGGTGGAGGTCAAGGTGCTGCCGCAACAGTAACACTAGGTGGATTTGGCGGATCTGGTGCTCAGTTGACAGCAGTGATTGGTACTGGAACAAGTTTAGGACAAGTAGTTGGAGTCAACGTAATTAACGGCGGTTACAACTATAATACTGCTCCATCATTATTGTTTACAGGTGGTGGCGGTACCGGTGCCCAAGGAACAGCAGTTGTTCTTAACGGAGTAATTCAATCAGTTATTATTACAGTTAATGGTTCTGGATATACTTCAGCACCGACTGTAACAGTTGTAACTAGTGCTATTACTGCGATTACTCCTATCACTTGGGGTAAAAATTATTTCAATAGCGGAAACGTTAGCGTAACAATCAGTGCTCCATTTAGTGGAACTGTTTGGAGTGGAAGTTCGAGTGCAACAAGTGGCTCATACTATTACTATTATAGTGGTGCAACTCAAGCTACAAACTATTACCTAGCAACATCGAGCGGAACATTTTCATCAACTGCTCCAACGTTTACAACAGGTACAGGATCTGCAGGAACATATGGTGTGTCATTGACATTCGTAGGTACTGCCGCAACTGCAACTCCAACATTGACAGATTACGGTGTCAGCAGTTACACAATTACTAACATTGGTTACGGTTATACTGCAACTCCTACTATTACAATATTAGATACTAGTGCTAAATTTGTTGCAATTTCTACAACAACTACAGCAACAGCTTATAGTACAGTAGCTAATTTAGGATCATCTTGGACTTCTGGTAACGCACTTCCATCCGCTGGATTTAACAGTTTAACTTATGGTAACGGAATTTATGTTGCAGTTGGTTACACTGGAACAACATCTAATGCCAGTGCTATTATTACATCTAGTCCAGACGGTGTTACATGGACTGGCAGAACAGCTCCAAGCGGTGCAACACAAGCGTTTACATCTGTGGCATTTGGCTGGACTGGACCAGGATCTAGTGCAACAACTACAGGTATGTTTGTAGCTATCGCAACTAACAGTACATCAACAGCTTACAGTACTAACGGTTTAACATGGACTACTGGTGGTGCATTACCGTCAGTTGCTAACTGGTCTAGCGTAACTTATGGTAACGGACGTTTTGTTGCAGTAGCCGCAGGTAGCAATATTGTTGCATACAGCAACAACGGTGGTGTAACTTGGTACTCAAGTGTAGCAA